CTAGCCGAGTGACATCAAATCGGATTCTTCATCGAAGGAAGAGGGGGTGCTGAGGGTTTCTAGTCTTGACACGAGTTCCTGCTGCTTATTGGGGTACAGATGGGCGTATGTCCGCATGACAACGGGAACGGTGTCCCCGATTCGTTTGGCCACCAGAACAATAGAATACCCAAGTTCGATACAGAGAGAAACATGGCTGTGTCTAAGATCATGGACGCGAATGTCCGGCAGATAGGTTAGCTGGGTGCAGCGGGTCAGTTCTTTGTTAAGGGCTGTACAGGTCATGTAAAATACCCGATCATCTGGGGTCAGGCCGTATAGCTTAGAACAGTAGGTACGGAATTCTTCTGCCAGCCAATGGGGGATAGGCACATTCCTGTTGCCACCCTTTTTGCTGTTCTTGGTGGGGCCGAGAATGTCTTGACCCTTTTTCCGATGGTAGGTTTTATAGATTCGCAGCTGGTCATCATCGGTCAGGTCTTTCGGCAACAATGCCAGCATTTCACCTTCGCGACATCCTGTCCAAAACAGAATGTCAAATGCCAGGAGATAGGCTTCATTGCGGAATTCCTTCCGCAAAATTTCATACTGGTCTTTCGTTATGATAAGCATTTCCCCGGCAACGGAGGAACCCATATAGCCGGCCGCATCGCACGGGTTGAACCGAAGGCCGTAGAATGTCTGGGCGTAGTTGAAGAGGGCAGTCAACTGTGCGTGGATAGTGTAGAGATATGTTTCGGCATAGGGCAGACCAGTGGCTTCGCCCATCTCTTTGACCCGTTGTTGCCAGTCTCGAATATCTAGGGCTGTGATTTCGTTCATTTTCCGGTTTCCGAGAAGTGGAACAATTTTTGTGTCAAAAATATTTCGCTTAGTGTCCATTGTGGTGTCGCGGACATGATGCTCCCGGTCATTGAAGTATAACTCCACAAAGCTGGCAAGCGTCATATCACAGCTTTTGGCTTTCTGCAGATGAAATTCCCGCTCCCACTCCTGCGCTTCGCGGCGGGTTTTGAAGCCGCGCTTGCGCTTTTGCTTCTGCGCTCCGGTGAAATCAGTATATCGAAACTGGCAATACCAAGTTCCCGTTTTTTCGTCTTTATAGCAGGGCATCGAATATACCTCCTGAAGAGTTTATAAATCCCCGACCATTTTTATAATGGCCGGGGTCTTTTTTTATTGTGGAAGAATTGCCTTGAACTGGTCTACGTTGTCGGAATTGCTAAGCAGAAAATAAATATTTAGTCCGCTGTCAGAGCGGATGCGCAGCCTGCCGTATTCGCAGACAAGGCATTTCTTGTTGTTCTTATAGCGTCGGTCGGGGGAACCATCGGCATTGACCCGGAGCCAAGTTTCTTTGACCACCTTGCTATCCGCCGGTAGATGCTCCTGATCCGTGACACAGTTGACAGAATCGACATTGAAAGAGACCTCCGAAAGGTCGTATGCGCTGATTTTGCTATTGTGGAGATAGAACACCTTATCCGGGAAAATATAAATGGACTCCTTCTTATTCAGAGCGGCCGAAAAAACAGGCACATTTGTTCTGAGAAAATAGGGGAGTGCAGGCATTCCGAGAGCTTTTTCTTCGGATACGGTTTTCTCGGCACCGCCATTCTTTTTTGCGCTGCTGTTGGTGTGGGTTTCGGGTACATAGAAAACGGCATCACAGGCAAATAATTTACGCCAGGCGTTATACCATTCTTCGTAGGCATCAAACTGTTCATCGGTGAAGTCGTATTCCAAATTTACAGGGGCAGTATAGTGGGCATAGAGAAATACGATAAATGATAAAATGGTTAGGAAAAGCCGCTGCGGTGTATGAAGAACGATGAAAGCGAGCAGGCTGATAGCTCCAACGATAAATGATGCTTTATTGAGAAAGCGAACCCGGTGGATTCGTTTCATAAGCGTTTTAAAGTCGGAATCTTTATAGTCTGCGCGATCGGTAGATTGAATGACTTCCGTATCTGTGTATGGCTCTTCTTTGGACGCACTTTTTTGCGATTGTTTATGAATAGATTCCTCGGCTGAATAGCTTAATCCTGTTCCGGGTATAGAAGCTGTCTGCCGGATTTTCCCACTGGCCGTTTTGGTGATTCTATACCCGGGTACACCCCATGAATAGCCAATGCCGCTGCCGGAAATATTGATGCGGAATCCACCGCCTAACCGAATGCTTTTTCTGTACCTGAAACCCATAACACCATAACCTTTCCTGTTATTTTTTCACAAATTTTGGTATATGATTCCAAAAGCTAGAAATACAAAGCGCAGATGTCATACTCTTTCAATGGCCTATCTGTAAGCCGGGAAGGAGTGATGGCACATGGCAGCATCGAATGAACACCCAAAGCACGAAGAAGTGCTGGACGAAGTTTTGCGGGATGAAATCAAAGACTTAACCCCTGAACAGATCCGGCAAGTGCTTGAGTACATCGGGCAATTGAAGGAACAGTAACGCACCCTTCAGCACGGGCAGGCCTCTTTACTGGGGACCTGCCTTTTGTTCTTCATCCAGAAATTTTAAAAACCGAACATACTCTATGACCTTTAGCATTTCGTCATCCGTCAGGCTCTGAACGCTGTCTAAAAGCTGCTGCTGCAAGGCGTTCTTAACACTTGACTCCGGTACGTCTACCTCTCCGCGAAGATAGGCGACAGATACCCCGTAAAGGTCTGCAATGGCTGCTAGATCCGAGTCGGTAGGGGCGGCTTTGCCGTCTTTCCAACCTGCAATCAGAGAACGGCTCTTTCCACATAGGCGCGCTATAAAAGCGCCTGATGTGCCATAGCGTTCCGTTAAATCGACGATGCGTTGTACTGTAACCGTCATACGTTTTACCAGCTTTCTTCTAAGAATCTTGTGCACGGTGCTGAAATCTAACAAATGTTTACTTTGCAGTCTTGTTCTCTAACAAGTGTTGGATTATTATATAATCACAATCAAACATTTGTTAGATTGCAAGAACGAATGGAGGATAGAGCAATGAGAACAGTGAAGTACAGTGAATTGAGCCGGGCAATGCATGATTTCACAAAGCAGATTGACGCGCTGGGTGAGTGCATCGAAGTTGGCTTGGCTTCAGGGGAAAAGGTGCAGATTTGCATTTCAGCTAGCTGCCCGGAAGCAACCCCGGAGAGAGTAGCGGAGTTCGCAAAGCATCTGTCTGAAGTTACAGTGGCGGCAAAGAACTTTAAATACGCTGGTTGTACAATTGTTCGATAAGGAGGAGCCGATTATGAAATTCGCAGACATCAACAAGGTATTCACAGCCGAAGTGAACAAGTATCTGGAGCGTGGCTATCACTTCAACACCGCAACGATGCGCGGCAGTCAGGGCGAGATCGCCCACATTGACCTGACGGATGGCGCTGAGGTCGTGCGCGTCCTGCTCCGGACCTTCACCGAGGGATGGGACAAGCAGGGTGTGGAACTGATCGCTGGTCGCGTTCTTGAGAAGGAGCACATTTCCCCGGATGCCGATGAGAACCACGCAGACACCATCTGGAATGACCGGCTGGAGCAAATCAGCATCCAGCGGTACTACGAAGTGAATGGTTACGGCGATTACAAAAAGTTCTATGGCACCGCAGCGGATGCAGAGGCCGTCAGCAAGGTGCGGATGCGCCGCTATGCACAGCGGCCTGACCGCCGGAACAAGGACATGACCAACGCCAAAACCATCAAGATCGCGGTTCCGTTCATTCGCCGGAAACTCGGCATCAAGAACGTGGACAAGAAGCGCATCGAGGTGTTTCGCACGCCGGACCACCGGTACATCATCAGCTACCGGGGTGCCGGGTATCAGGTGAACAAGAAGGAGGACTGATTCACAAATAGCATGACCGGAACCAACACCTTTGAAACACAGGAGGATTGACCATGTATTGCAACAAGTTTTTTAAGACCGAGGATGAAGCCAAAGCATTCCAGAAGTCCCACGGCGGGGCTCTGTATAAGAACGTCAAGCGGAGCCGCACCCGGGAATCGTACCGGGTGGAAGCCGCAATGGCTGTGCAGGGCGGCTGGATGCACGGCACTGATCTGGATGCACACCCGTACTGCGTGGCATGGAATGGCGAACCGCTGAAAGCAAGAAAGGAGAATTGAGCCATGAAAGCACTGAAAATTGAGCCGGGCAAAGCCCCGGAACGCATTAACGTTGCCAACGAACTTGCAAGCTTGCAGAGCCTCGTAGGCGGCTATATTGAGGTGATTTACCCGGATGAACGCCGCCCGGTCGGCCTGATCTGCAATGAGGAGGGCAAGTGCTGCGGGCTTGAACTGAACCGGGCGTTGTACAAGAACGGTAAGCCCTACGACATCATTGCCGGCACGTTCTTGGTAGTTGGGCTCTCGGCAGAGGACTTCGCGGATCTGCGGGAAGAAGATGCAGCCTATTTCGAGAAGCTGTTTCGCTCGCCGGAAAAGTTTCAGCGATTTGCCGGGAGGCTCGTTATCTCCAAGGTGGTTCCTGGCGGGGTGTAAACCCCGCCTTTTTCAAAAACCGAAAAAACCGAATGGGTTTTTTCGGTTACGTTCGCTTTTTTGGGTTTTGATGGGTTTTGAAAAACACGAACATAAAAGTGAAATTCAAGGTCGAAAATTCAAATTTGAAGGTCAAATATCAAAATTGAATGCGAGATAATTCTTGATAAATCGATGGTTTTTCCAAATGCGCGCGAAATGTGAAAACCCATTGGGTTTTTTAAAAACCGAAAAAACCCATCTTCTTAAGAAAAGAAGAAGAAAAAGAATAAGAAGATATGAAGACTATCGTCTTCATCACGCGCGGGCGCGCGTTATATGGCTGATGACGAGGACGAATCCAATTGATGAAGAACAGGATCATCGGTGCGGCCAAGCAGGTAGTCAACGGAACAATCCAGTTTGTCCGCAAGCAGCATGAGCGTTTTTCCAGACGGAGGATCTTCTGCGTTCTTCCAGCGTGTGACGGCTCCAGATGAGATGCCAAGCTCTTTGGCAAGCGGATTTGGCTTTGTTCCGCGGATTTCGCACATCCGATAAAAACGTTCCCAAAACAACAAATAGAACACCACCTTTTTGTGCAAAAGTATGAATCTCACAAAAATGAGAATATCGTATTGATATCTCACTTTTGTGAGATTATAATATATCTAACAAATGATTCATTCACCTGTTAGACAGAAAGGAAAAACAACATGGAGAGATTTGTAGCACCCATGGCTACATGGGAAATCGTGGGCGGCGACCTGCCGCCTGTCCGGGTTCGTGCCCGGACGTTCGATGAAGCACTTGCAAAGGCAAGGCTTCGCGATCCCGGCTATTGTGCCGGATGGGTCGTTGAGGAGGGCTAAACGATGATGCTGAGCATGACAGAGACCGATTACGAGAACTGGCGCGATGATCTCCGCTGCGGCGGACAGGAGGAGTACGGCACCCAGTACACAGCAGCTTCTCTCTATGAAGGGGGCTGGCGGGCAGATGCCCTTCCTGACCTGATCGAGCAGTTCAACCTGACCAGCGACGAGGCCGAAAGGATTTACAACGAGCTGCTCGATCTCGAGCAGAAAGCCGAAGGCAAGGAGGTCCTACCATGAAAAAGACCGATATCGAGTGCTTCCCGATTTATCGCATGACGGCTAGCCAGCTGGAAGAAAAGCGCCATACTGATGGTTATATCCACATGAATATCAATGCCCTTGAAACACGTTGGCCTTGTCAAAAAGACTTTGTTTCGGCGGTCAACGATCACACGGCAGAATATCTAGCCCCCGGTGGAACAGAATGGAAGCCGATACAACCCGAACATCCTGAACAGCGGGACGCTGATTAAGGTACACTAAAGAGGGAGGACTGAACCATGAAGAACGTCATTTTCACCTACGACAGCCGCGCGAAGGGCGAGGAAGGCGAAGCCAGCATGACCATCCTGCTGGATGATGACCGAGCAGCGGTCGTTAAGGCTGCATACGATAATCGGCAGGGGAGCAGCGAGATTGAGGACATCCTCTTGCGGTGCAAGGTCGATGACCTGTGCGCCGCTTGCGAAGCACTCCGGGGGCGAAAGTACCTTCGCAACAGCATCAAGTGCGTGGAGATCGAGGGGGCTTGAGCCGTGAACATTGAAATTAAATATCAGGCCGAGGATGGCGAGATTCGGTATTACCACTTTGAGTCGTGGGAACTGGCTGAAGACGATGCCTTTCGGGAAGCGATGCAGGAGTTCCGCAGCACTCGCACAGGAAAGAACAAAATCCTCTCTATCCGGGATGCATCGATTGGTGCAGGCCGCAACTGGAAAGAATAACCCGCCTGACGATGGCCCGAGGAAAAGGCCGAAACCATTTTCGTGGCATCACGAAGATGGTCGCGGGAACCAACACCGCAAACCAAGGAAAGGAAGATTCACATGAAGTATGAGATCTACCAGCTGAAAGAGGACACCATGGAGCAGGTAAAACTGCGGTTCATGGCATCCGATCAGGCCGCACAGCTGGGCGGCATCCACCGGGAGAACTACCGCCGGGTATACGGCGGTGAGATTCCGTCTGTCCCGGAAGTGGTCAGGATGCTTCTTCGCCTGTTCGCACTCTTCAACGGGTCGAATCGACCCGTTGATTTCTCTGGCCACAGCATGAGCGTGTCCGATATCGTGCGGCTCACCGAGGATGGTGCATCCAGCTGGTGGTACTGCGACCCCTACGGCTGGATGGAACTGAATGGGGAAGAATGGGGGCAGACCTGATGCGTCACTACACAAAAGCGGAGTGGCGCAAGATCCCAGAGTCCTACAAGGGACGTTGGGAAGCATCTCCGTACAACCTTGAACGAGTGAAGCGGGGCGAACTGCCAGCTGAGTACATCGGCAAACGGACAACCATCGTCAATGACGAGCATCGCGGTACGGTGCTTATCACCGAGGGCGCGCACTTCGTCATTGATGGCTGATTTCACCAAATCGAACAAACGTCCACAGAGAAGCGATTTGAGCCGCATATCCTGCCGGGCGGAAAATTCCATGCGGGAGAATAGAAAACGCAAAATAGAGCCATCGGAGCGGCTCTGAGCATTATTTCCGCTGGCTCAGAATGAACTGAAGGAAATCCGTAACCTTTTGGCGTTCTTCATCTGTTAACTCCATACGCTGCACAGCGGGGTCAACGGTGCGTCCCATAAGGAAGTCCATGGAGCAGTCCAAGTAGTCGGCGATGCGCGCCAGACTGTCGGCGGCGATCATGCGACCAGTTCGCAAGTTGGAAAGGACGCCTTTACTCATTCCGAGTTCGGCGTACATATCCTTCAGCTGGATATTGCGTGCCTTTGCCTGAATTTTGATGTTTTCCGCAAGGGCGATAGAATCATACAAATTTTCGGTTGTCATTTTGTGTATCCTCACAAAATCCATCAATTGATGCCCGAACGGCTTGAAACGTTGCAATTGATGGATTATAATACACTTGTACAGAACAAATGTTAAGTGAAAGGGTACAGCGCTTACCATTCAGCGCGTTCCCCCAGAACCTCTCAGCAAAGGGGTTCATTCGTACCACGCAATACGAACCATGAACGTTGACCTCCTAAAGACAAGCGCCGCTGCAAAGCATAGCGGACAACAGCCGCAAGTTGGATGCTGTGCAGTTATAGCGCCGCTCCCATGACAGCTTCGCTTAACGACAGGGGAACGCGTTGAATGGTGGGTACTGGCTCTTTCATTTTATCAGAAATCTAACAAGTGTTCAATACACTTGTTAGATAAATCTTTGTTAGGAAGGAGAAAAAGCATGAAAAAGACTACGATGCCGGATTGGTGCGTGGCTGTCAAGAAGGCCATGATCGACCATGACGATATGACCGTTACGGAACTGGCAAAGGAAACGGGCTTTTCTCGCTCGCATATCAGCCAAGTCGTCAATGGTGTGCTGGTGCCGTCCGAGAACGTCCAGGGCGCAATCGAAAAGTGCCTGAACATCAGCGGGGTGGCGTACCGGAGCTAACCTACATCTCAAGTATACCAGAAAGGACGGCGTGAAAAAATGGCGATTGAAAGCCAGAATATTTACAAAAATGCGCGGAAATCTGCTGGTTTTACGCAGGATAAAGCATCGCAGCTTTTGAACGTGTCGGTTGACAGCCTGCGGGACTATGAGCAGAGCCAGCGTCCAGTGCCCAGCGATGTAGCGAGCGCCATGTGTGACGTGTATCAAGCCCCATATCTGGCCGTGCAGCATCTGCGGTTGACATCAAATCTCGGCAAACGGGTCGTGCCTGAGATCCAGTTGAAAGACCTGCCGGAAGCTGTGCTGGGCGTTCTGGCGGCGGTTCAGCGCTTCTGTGCAAAGCGGGAGGCAATGGTAGAAATCGCCGCAGATGGCCAGATCGCTGAGAGCGAGCAAGCCGAATGGGACGAAATCATGTGCTTGGCCAACGACCTGAATGTGGCAATGAACAATATGCGTTTTTCGAAAGGAGGACGGCAGTCGTGAGCAAAGAGTCGTATTTCATCGGTTGTGCAGAGGTTGCGGAACTGGTTGGCTGTGGCAAGTCCCGGGCATATAAGTACATCCAGCAGATGAATCGGGAGTTGGAAGCAAGGGGAAACCTCACGTTTCCCGGCCGGGTGCCCCGGCGGTATGCGATGGAACGCTTTGGTCTTTTGGGGGAGGTGCAGGAGGATGAAAGCACAAACGCTCGTGCCGTTGGCAGCGGCGGCAGCGGCGCAGCTTCTGGTGGTCGGAAACATCGCCGCGGCGTTCGCTTTCCAGCAGAAGCCGCCGGTTGAAACGCTGGTTACGGTACCGGTGGTGGCCGAGATCGAGCAGGTTGAATGCGTTCGTCAGGACCCGGTTCCGTATGAGCCGGTTACATATCAGGTGCCGCTGGATGCGGAACTACAGTCCTACACGGAGAAAATGTGCGACCTCTACGATGTGCCCTTGGAACTGGCTTATGCCGTCATGCAGGTCGAGAGTGGCTTTACCCCGGCGGCGCACAGCTCTACCGGGGATTATGGATTGATGCAGATAAACAGCATCAACGCCGGGTGGCTCAAAGATGAACTTGGCATAACGGATCTGCTGGATGCCCGCCAGAACATTCAGGCCGGGTGCTATATGCTGGGTATGTATCTCAGCGAGTACGAGGGCAATGTGAATTGCGCTCTGATGGCCTATAACCTTGGCGCAACCGGAGCCAAAAAGGCTTGGTCTGCTGGCACGTATAGCACAGCCTACACGGACAAGGTGTGGAACGCAATGGTAGGGCTGCTGGAAGGAGAAAGGGATGTTTCATAAGATGGCGCAAATGATTCAGATGCACACCGAGAAGAAGCTGCTGGACGAAGTTTTTGCAACGTATCGGGATGTTCAGGATGCTGCCGCCGAAATGGCGCAGGTACTTCCGTGCCCTCGATGCGGAAAGCAGACCATGAAGATGCGCTTACACAGCAATGCTCTTTCACGTCAAGTTCCGGGCATCACGATTTGTGACCGCTGCGGAACCGAAGAAGCACTGGAAGATGCTGTTCACCAGCCGATGGATGTTCGCAAGTGGGCACTGATCGAAACCTACATGAAGGGGGCAAACCTGAAATGAAACGCAAAGAAAGGCATTTGACCGTGATGGGCTGGGTCGTTGTTGGACTGCTGGACACGCTGGCCGGCGTAATTTCCGGTGGGCTTATGGCCTTGTGGCAGCTGCCCAGTACATATCGCTGGCGCGGCTACTGGGCAATCGGCGGGGAGTGGATTCTCATTGTTGGTGCAATCATTATTGCATCCCGCCTGATGCACGAACTGCAGATGCAGGCGCTTTTTGGAGGAAAGAAGAATGACAAGGTGCGCTCGGTGTCACAGGGTCATTACAGATCCGGCGGCAATCGAAGTGGGGTACGGCGCGAAGTGTTACGTCAAGGAGTTCGGAAAACGGCTCCGAGCACCCGCAAAGCCCCGCAGAATCAGGACTGTCACACAGCCTAAAATCACCGATGAGCGCCAGATTGTAGGGCAGCTCTCGGTGTGGGATATACTCGCCGCACACGAAAAAAGCGCTGACCAGAACGGCCAGCGCGCTACAAATGGATAGAGACCCACACGTTCCGTTGGCGCTTGATGCAGGAACATCAAGCCGGAAAATGCAGGTCTCCACCACACACAACCATATTGTAGCATAATCGGTTGATTTTTTCAACAGGTACGAAGCGGCGGTCAGGAGCATTCCTACTGCCGTTTTTCTATACAAAGAATCAGGAGGTACACATGGAAAAGGAAATTACTACCACCAATCAGACCACGGCGTTGGCAGATAGTCTGATTGTGGTGCAGCAGCTTCCTATCATCAAGGAGCAGCTGCACAGCATCAAAGCACAGGCTCAGGAGTCCGTCAAGGAGGCGCTTTCGCTGGCCTGCACGGAAGAAACCCTCAAAGTTGTCAAGGAGCGCCGGGCGGCGCTGAACCGTGACCGCAAGGATCTGGATGCCCGGCGCATGGCCGTGAAGAAGCAGATCATGCAGCCGTTTGAGGACTTCGACGAGGTTTACAAAGAATGCGTTACGGACGTGTACGGCCCGGCAGATGAAGCGCTGAAGGGCAAAATCACGGACGTGGAAGCCGGACTGAAAGCCGACAAGGAAAAAAAGGTCAAGGATTACTTTGCTGAGATGGTCAAGGCCAGCGGCGTTGAGTGGGTCACCTATGAGGATGTCGGCGTTGCAGTCACGTTGACCGCAAGCCTGAAATCCTTGAAAGCCAAGGTCAAGGAGTATGTGGAAAAGGTTGCGGCTGACGTAGCCTGCATCAACGGCATGGAAAATGCCCCGGAGATCATGGCCGAGTATAAGCTGTGCGGAAGTTTGGCTGTTGCCATTAACAGCGTGAGCCAACGCAAAGACCGTATTGCCCGGGAAGAAGCCGAGCGCAAGCAGCGTCTGGAAGCCCAGCTTCGGGCACAAGAAGCAGAAAAGGCCGTTCTGGATGTGGCAGAGGAAGAACTGTCTGCGCCTCATGTCATGGGCACCGAACCGCCCGTTATGGACGAGCAGGAGACTGAGGACTCCCAGAAGGAGAGCACGGAACAGGTCATGAACGCAAAGTTTGCTTTTATGGGACGCACGTTCCAGTGCCGCGGCACTCTGACCCAGCTGCGGGAACTGAAGTCTTTCGTAAATGACAAAGTCGATGAAATCCAGAAGTACATGGATTCCATTGGCATTGAGAATCAGGAGGTAAATAACAATGGCTAAAGCAATGCAGCCGCAAAAAATGCGCTTTTCGCAGGCAATCCAGACTCCGATGTACAAGAATCTCGTGAATAACACGCTGGGCGATCCGGCGCGCGGCGCTCGCTTCATTGCCAACATCACCAGCGCCGTTGCTGTCAATCCGGCCTTACAGGAATGCAACCCGGGCACGATTTTGGCAGGTGCCCTTTTGGGTGAAAGCCTGCTCTTGCAGCCTTCGCCCCAGTTGGGTCAGTTCTATCTGGTGCCCTTTAAGTCCAAGGCGAAGCGTGACCGGCAGGGCAATGTGATTGAGCCTGCAAGCGTGAAGGCACAGTTTATGCTTGGCTACAAAGGCTATATCCAGTTGGCGCTGCGGACTGGTCAATACAAGCGCCTGAATGTGCTGGAGGTCAAGGCCGGGGAGCTGAGCGGATGGGATCCATTTGAAGAACGGTTCCATGAGATGCACTTTATCGAAGATTTTGAAAAGCGTGCAGCGATGCCGACGGTGGGCTACATTGCACACTTCGAGTATATCAACGGCTTTGAGAAAACGTTGTACTGGACTGCAGACCAGATGATGGCTCATGCGGACAAGTACAGTCAGGCGTTCAGTGCAGCAGCATATAAGAAGCTGCTGAACGGTGAAATCCCGCAGGACGAACTGTGGAAGTACTCCAGCTTTTGGTATAAGGACTTCGACGGGATGGCCAAAAAGACGATGCTGCGTCAGCTGATTTCCAAGTGGGGCATCATGACCGCCGAAATGACCACGGCTTATGAGCGGGACGGGCGCGTTATGATGCCGGACAGCACAGGCAGTGGCCTGCTGCCGGAAGCTGCGGAGTATGCAGATGCCGGGCAGAGTGAGCAGGAGCTGCCCAAAATTGAGCGGACAGCCAAGACGATGGACCTGCCAGAGCCGGAAGCGGATGCCGTTGAGGAAGCCGTTGATTTGGCTGCACTCTGATGGTCAAGTACAACATTATCAGCACCGGCAGCGATGGCAACGCCACGATTCTGGAAGATTTTGTGCTGGTAGACTGCGGCGTGCCGTATAAGGCGTTGGAGCCGTATGTTCCGAAACTGAAGCTTGTGCTTCTGACGCATATCCACTCAGACCACTTCCAGAAGCGAACCATCAAGCGGCTTGCCAGTGAGCGGCCGACACTCCGCTTCGGGTGTTGCCGCTGGCTGGTGCCGCCGCTCATAGCTGCAGGGGTGCCGGAGCGTCAGATTGATGTACTGACCCCGCGAACGTTGTATGGGTACGGCCTGTGCAATGTGATTCCGGTAATGCTAGCCCATAACGTACCCAACTGTGGGTATAAGGTGCATTTTCCGTCTGGCAAGGTGATTTATGCCACTGATACTAACAATTTGGATGGCATTCAGGCAATCGGCTATGACCTTTATCTGATAGAATCGAACTACCGGGATGAAGATATACAAGCCAAAATCCAAGAGAAAAAGGTAGCTGGGCAGTATGCCTACGAACTGCAGGTGCTCAGAAATCACTTGTCAGAAGCGAAATGCAATGACTTTTTGGCACGGAATATGAAAGCAAACAGCGTTTATATTCCGATGCACGTCCATGTGGACAAGGAGAACGCGCATGATTGTGACAGCGAAAATTGAGAAGCTGGAGAACGGAAAGCTCGTCCTGAAACCCGACGTAGACATCAGCCGGTTTCTGGCGCAGAAGCGCCCCCGGCGGGTAGAAGTCCGTCTGGATGATGGGCGAACCATTTCCGCAGACCAGCGCCGCAAGATTTTCGCTATTATCCGAGACATTTCTTTGTGGTCAGGGCAGGAGCCGGAAGAACTTCGGCTTTATCTGGAATGGGATTTCTGCTCCCGCTGCCTGCGGGAGTGGTTTTCTCTCTCGAATTGCGATATGACCACGGCCCGAGAGTTTATTACATATCTGATTCAGTTTTGCTTCCATTGGGGGGTGCCCACAAAGGACAGCCTGCTCACCCAGACGGACGATATTGGCAAGTACCTGTATCTCTGCCTTGAAAATCGCCGGTGTGCAATTTGCAACCAGCCTGCAGAGGTGCACCATGTTGACCGCGTGGGCATGGGGCGAGATAGAGAAGCAATCGTCCATGTCGGGCTGAACGCGATAGCCCTTTGTCGGCGGCACCATGAAGAAGCGCACCGCAGAGAAAAAGCCCTGTTTGCTGATTACCATATTTATGGCATCAAGCTGGATCGGCATCTATGTAAAGTGCTTTCGCTCAATCAAAAACCGAAAGGGGAGGTGGAGCGTGGCGAATGATTACATAAAACTGTGGGTGAAGGATTACAGAGCATTGCTAGAACCGTTCAATGAAGCGGAACGGGGCCGAATTCTATGGGCTATGATGGATTACAAGGAAACTGGTTCAGAACCGAAGTTTCTGGGGAATGAGCGCTTTGTTTGGGCAGCGATAAAAGCCAAAATCGATGCTTCCAATGAAGCATACGAGCGTCAGGCCGCTGCCAATAGGGCAAACGGTGCCAGAGGTGGCAGGCCTCGCAAATCAAAAGAAAATCAGGAAAACCCAGAAAACCGAATGGGTTTTGAAGAATCCACAACTGAGGAAAACACAGAAAAATCAACCGGCCCGCCTGATGACACCCCGGAAAGCTACTGGGTCTGGGCTGGATGCGACAGTATGCTTACGCCCTACATGGCAGCAGAATTTCGGGATTTGCGAGAAACCGGGGTGGAAGACGCTTTGGTGGTTGCTACACTGGAAGAAGCGATGCGCCACCAAGCGAAGCACCCATGGTGCTATGCTAAGCGCCTGCTCGATCAGGCAGCAGCGCAGCATGTTACAACGTTTGCAGAGTGGGAAAAAACTCACATCAAAAATAAAGGAAATCGGGTTGACCGAGAAACGCCGAGCGGAAACAACATTCTAGGTCTTACTGACAGCCTTGGACGAATAAAGAGAAGACCGTTCAAAAAACAGGATGTTCCGCAGGGCAAAGGGGGCGATTCCAATGGGGAGTGATGTTCGCCATGTCCGGGGTGAAGCACAGAAGGAACTTGTAAAAAAGTTTGAAGTGTTTTCGAGCAATGGTCGGTCACGCTGGCAGGTCTGGAGCGATTGGATTACCATGAGCGCCATTGCAATTTCCAATGCGACAGACAAGAGCCATTCTGACGAGAGGGAAAAGCAGTATCTGAAAATCGTTGAAAGATACACAAAACAGGAACTTGAAACCTTTACGGATATGCTTACGACCCTCTTTATGGCGCTGAATGACAACCCGGATCAGGACTTCCTTGGAGAACTGTATATGCGCTTGGAACTCGGCAACGACCATGCGGGCCAGTTCTTTACGCCGTATCATGTTTGCGAATTCATGTCGGCGCTAACAACGCCGAAGGAAGAATTTCAGCAGATAATTGAAGACCGGGGCTGGGTGGCCGTGTGCGATCCAACGTGCGGAGCGGGAGCATTGCTGGTGGCTTTTGCCAATCAGTGCAAACGAGAGGGCATCAATTATCAGCAAAAGATTTTGTTCGTGGCACAGGATATCGACTACATCGTGGGCATGATGTGCTACTTGCAGATGAGCCTGCTGGGGATGCCGGGATATGTCGTCATTGGCGATACGCTTGCCAATCCGGTTCTTTCATACGACAGCAAAGGGATTCTTCCGGTCGATAACGGGAACATCTGGTACACGCCGCTGCTTCGCACTGCGGTATGGCAGTACAGGATCCTTGCGGCGCGGATGGACCTTATGACAAGACCAATAAAAACCGAGAAAGAGCCGGATGCCCCAAAATCCGAACCGCAGAAAGCCCCTGAAGCCCTTAAAAAACTCAAGAAACCAAAGAACACGGAAAAGCCAAAAGCCGCTAAAAAGCCGCAAAGAGCGCCGGAACAGGAACCGGTGTTCTCCGAGGGCAAGGGTGGGCAACTTAGCTTTTTCTGATAGGAGGACAATATGGATTCCACCACACACACCACAACCACAGTTGAGTTCGTCGATTGGCGAGCTAAAGCAAAAGCAAAGCTGGAAGCTGAGGACAAGCTGTTCAAGGGCGGTCGTGCCGCAAAGAGCGTGCAGAGTTATGTTCTGCGGACACTGCTTGGCTTTGTAGACCAGGAGCCGCGGTTCGCAGAGGTCGTCTGCAACACGCAGCGCACGTTCTCCGAATGTTGCGCCGCTGTTGTCAACAACGCAGGCGAAGTTCTGTCCGACCTCGAAACCTACCGCCGCGCCGTGCAGTTTTACTTTCCGAATGCCGAGGTTTCGTTCAGCATGAACATCAAACTGACTGGCGCACCGCCTACGGAAGCTGAGATGCAGGCTCCGGCCACCGTCAAACCGGAAGAGGCATCCCCCAATGTTCCGAAGCAGGCGGCACCAGCTCACACAACCAAGCCTGCGTCCAAAGCAGAAAAGAAAACGGATGCGAAAAAGCCGGCAAGAAAGAAGAAGGAAACGCCTGCGGAAGACGATATGCAGCTTTCCTTGGATGGGTGGCTCTGATGATTTTAGGATTCAAAGGATTCAAGCCGGGGCTGATTGCTACGCTCGGCGATGGCAGCTATCAGTACCAGCCGGGCGAAGTGAGCAAGACCGAAAAGGCAAAATGCGCCAATACGGGCTTCCATTACTGTCTGGATCCGCTGGACTGCCTTAACTGGTATGCTTGGGACGGGAAAAACGAGTTCTGGGCCATCGCAGCTGGCGGTGATATCGATGAGGATGACTACCGGACGCGGAGTAGCTGTACCGAAATTGTACCGCTTCGCAGGCTGAAAGAAGACGAGTTCCTTCTTATGCACGCAAATTATGTATTTGAGCATCCGGCAGAAAAATTCGAAGATTGCTTCAAGAGACCGTTCCACATCGCGTATGGTCAGGGCAAGGAACTGGCTGGTGCACGTGGCGAGTGGCTCTGCTTCATCGTCCGGGAAGAAAACGAATTTACTTGCATTGCTCAACAGGTCGATGGAGTGAAGGTTTTGCCCGGGAAAAATTACACGTCGGAGAGTTTGGAGGCGGCACACGATGAAAAAGGCTGAAGAATTGAAACTTTATGCGCCGGAGCCGAAGCGGCCAGAGTTGGATGCGGCGCTGTGTATGTCAGTTGCCGAGGGGCAGGGCGTGGGTCGCTACATCAAGGGAAAGGTGCTGACGGTGGCCGTCTGGGACAAAAAGGAAAAGCCGCTGGTCGTGTGGCGTTTTTTCGGAGGCTACTGGACGGGGGAACTTCGCGGGAATGAGAATCCGAAAAAGAACGAGCTTTCGCCGCGTCAAATTGAGGTCAAGCCCTGCCAGTGTTTGACATGGAGAACCGAAGTGCCGGCAACAAAGGGAGAATCGGAACTCCTGCAAAACTATTTTGATGACCGCAGACCGGGCTATCTGATTGGCATTGTAGAAGATGCGCTGTCGGCTCATGCCAGGAAGAAACGCGAAGAGCGCAACGCCAGACAGGCGGCTGAGACCCAGAAGCTCTTTGAAAATCTGCCGGAGCCGCCGGAAGATTTCAGTAAACAAGTTTTGAAAGTGTGCAGTGATGCGGGCTTTCTCTGGGTCACCAATGACAAACAGGGCGTAATCGAACCCGGCGGCGTTGAGAAGAAAATCTTAATTCAGCGGGCAAGGTGCGATAGCTGCGGTGGTGAATATACGCCGTCAGAACTGCTCAAGCACAAGAGCACAGCGGTGTGCGAGTGCTGCGGGGAGAAGATGCGGGTTCGCAATACCCGCTATTCGGTCAAAAGGTTATGGGCCGCAAGGACATTCCTTTGGTGCAAGCCGCAGGGGGATGGAATCTGGATTCGCCGTTATCTGGTGTACTTCGATTTCAGCAATCATCGGGCAGAACCGGAATTTCATGGCCGTGGAATCTGGTGGACGGACGGAAAGACCATCAAGCAGTGGAAACGAAGTTGGGGCGAAAAAACTGAGTATATCATGTGCCAGCGCCCAAAGCTGTCCGCGATGCTGCTGGCCCCCTCTGGCCCGTATCAGCCGTACACATTGGCGTCCCACACCGACCAATTTGAGAATGATGTTCGGAAAGTGCTGAAATCTGAATGGATGTACCAGTACGATAACCACCTCAATTTTCCATGGGAAGTTCGTCAGTGGGAAATCGTGAATCGGTATCCGATGGCTGAAAGCCTTGTCAAAACGGGCTGGGCTGATGCGCTGTGCTCTCAGGTGTATGACAGATATGAGCACGGCACACGCATCAATCTTCGCGCAAAGACCTACTACGGAGTGTTTGGCTTAAATCGTCAGGAGTTGGCCGCAGTCTCGCAGAGCAAAAAGTCGTTTCGAGAGGTGGATAATGCGCTGGAATGGAAAGATGCCGGCCTTGCAATCAATGGAAAGAACATGGCGATGACGGCCAACATCCGAAATCTCTCAGGAATGGCCAAGACATTACAGAAAAGCGGAATGACGCGAAGCCTGAAATATCTCCGCCAGCAAACAAGACGAATCACGGGTAGCTACAACGGTCATATCGCACTTAGAGTTGCACAGGATTGGTCTGACTACTTGGACATGGCTGAGAAAGCTGGTATGAATATGCAGCTTGAGAGCGTAATGTTCCCGCTTGACCTGAAACGCCGGCATGATGATCTCGTGCTGGAGCGTAATAAACAGCACCGGATGGAAGCCATGAAAGGCACGCAACACTCTATCAGAAGGGAAGCGGAACAGCTGGAAAAGCAGTTCCATATCGAAAATATCTACAAGAAGATCCGTAAAATCTACGAGTACGATGGAGCAGAGTACATTATCCGGGTGCCGGAGGGCGCAAAGGACATTTTGCAGGAGAGTAAGTTCCTTGACCACTGCATCCAGCGCGGAACCAGATACTTTGAGCGCATTTCTGTTCGGGAAAGCTACATTTTCTTCCTGCGAAAGAAGTCTGACCCCAATACGCCGTGGTACACCTTGGAGGTGGAGCCGGGCGGTACAGTTCGGCAGAAACGCAGTTATAGCAACGACCAGTATGCAGATCTGGAAGATGCCAAGCCGTTCATCGAGGAATGGCAGCAAGTGGTGCAAGGCCGAATGACAGCATCGGAAATTTCTTTTGCAAAGCAGTCCAAAGAAATCCGTGCACAGGAGTTTGCAGAGTTAAAGGAAAACGGAAACATTATTCGCACAGGCGCGAATGCCGGTAAGCTGCTGGTTGACGAGCTGATGCACGACCTGATGGAGGTAGAAAAGCGTGTTGGCTAAAATCGAACTTTCCCTTGCGCCGTCTAAGGCAAAAGGACTCTCGGAAGATGAACGCTTAGAGTTGGGACGGTTGCTCCTGAAAGCGGGGTATCGGGTTGACATCGTGCGCCGCCGTCCAAACGCCAACCCGGGCACCCAGTACGAGTACTATATGATTCTGGACAAGGGGGATAGCAATGCCTGATACCCGCAAAGGACACAACCCCAGCGGTGCGCCGGACCCCACCCGGGCGCGTGCTGAAAATAACATCCAGAAGGACGAGAAACGGGTGCATGATCTTATTCACGTTCTGCGGTATGTGGCAGATGCCGCAGGGTTTGAGATTGCAGAGCGCATTGTCCTGATCGACAGTCAGTCGGGGAGGATCTATCGGTGAACAGAACAAAAAACGAATTGGCGGATTACGCATGGAATCCTGTAACAGGATGTCTGAAAGACTGCCGATATTGCTACGCAAAAAAGAGCGCTTTACGCTTTGCCAGCGATTGGAGACGAAATCTTGCAGAACGTCCGAAGGTTCAGCAGGTCGGAGCGAATCTCTTTGCGCTGGACGCTCCATGGGAAACCACGAATAACCGCTTTCTGAACAACCCAACCGGATTTATGCCCACGATACATAAGTATCGCATGGATTGGCCACAAAAGGTCAAGGTGGGCTCAACCATCATGGTATGCACGGACGGTGACCTGTTTGGTCCGTGGGTGCCGGAAAATTGGATTCTTCAGGTATTCGCTGCGGCCGAAATGGCACCCCAGCACCAGTACATTTTCTTGACGCAGTACCCGGTGAGGTATCAGAACCTTGCAAACCACGGGAAACTCCCGATGCGGGAAAATTTCTGGTACGGCACCACGGCAACGGTCAGGAAAGACGGCGTGTGGGCAAACAGTAAATACAATACATTTGTGGCCATAGAACCGTTACTGGGCCCGTTTGAGGGCGATGCAACCAAAGTTATCCGGGAACTAAAGTGGATCGTCATCGGGGCAGAAACGGGGCAGAATACAGGGAAGGTCACTCCGATAGCGGAGTGGATTCAAGACCTGCTGGCATCGGCAGATGCGACCGGAACGCCGGTTTTTATGCGGAGCAGCATGGAGCGAGTGGTTGGTTCCAAAGGTATGCGCCGGGATAAGCCGCCGGTGTTTCTTGAAAAGATTCCCACAAAAGCCCAAAAGGAACGTTTGTGGGAGACCTGCACAGTCTGTGGAGAATATCGTCCGATGAAAGATATGTACGCACTGCTCCTGCGCAGAAAGCGCGGAGAAAGTCCTAAGCGAGTGGCCTGTATGTGCCCGGGATGCTATGAACAATTCAGCAGGGATCATTTTGAGAGGAGAGAAGAAAGATGAAATTTGAACGGAGTGAACTAGGAACGCTGTTTTCCAAACTCAGAACGGCGGTGCCGGAGGTTCGCGCGGTGGGTACCAATGATGCGGGAATCTTGTTGAGCGGCTCCAACGCATACGCCACCAATTTGGAACTGAGTGTCCGTGCCGGGTTGTCTAAACCGGTTGAGCAGGATGTGGTGGTTCCGCCTCGCGGAGTCGATTTCATCAGCGGCACGGTGGCACCGGAAATCAGCATCGAGGCAGAGAAAGGCATCCTTACTGTGAAGTCCGGCACAGCGAGGGCACGTCTGAACACTACGCCGGCAGAGAATTACCCGGAACTTTCAGGTCCCGGTAATGACGCAAGACGATGCGTTGTGGGAGCCAGCGATTTAAGCTGGGCTATTTCCAAAGTTATCTATGCGGTAGCAAAGGATGAAAAACACCCTGCTCACCGCGGATTGTGCTTCTCGCGCAAAGGCGAGGATGTTCTGGAAATCTGTGCACTGGATGGTTATCGGATGGCAATTGCAAGAATCAACTGCACAGCTGATGGCGATTTTCGCTTTACGCTCCCCGCCGCAACTGCAAAAGCAGTTGATACGATATCCATGGATGGTAACGTGGAGATTATTCGCGATCGCAAAAAGGCCGTTTTCAGTGACAACAACTTTGAGGTGAAGTCTCGCCTGATTGCGGAACCGTTTCTGGATTATAGCAAAATTGCAGCCCAAAAGAGCGAGGGAACCAGAATCATGCTTGACAGGAAAGAATTGCTGGGCGTTCTGGGGCGCGTCAAACTTGCTCGGTCTGCAGACGCAAAGGAAAAGAGCACCTTGGTAATGGATCTTGAACCCGGCGGCACGGGCAGAGCATCAATGCGCAGCACGATCGCGCAAATGAATGAGGAGTTTTCCTTTAGCGGAAAGTTGGAAGATCCCTTGCGAATCGGCTTCAACCTTGAATTTCTGAGCGAGGCTTTGAAGTCGATGGAAGGAGACGAGGTCAGCGCATGGGTGGTCGGCCCTCTGTCCCCTGTAAAGCTGATTGAGCCGCAGTATGAAGCGCTGGTGCTTCCTGTCAAGGTTAAGGGGGAAGCATGATGCAGGGTAGAACTTTTCGCGGGCAGTCCCCAGATGGCACTTGGCATGAAGGATTCCTGATTCGCTCCCCGGGCGTGAAGAACAGCCGCCCGGGTGAGGGCTGGTACATCAACTCAGAGAACGAGCCGGCATACGCCCATCTGGTCAAGCCATTTACAATCGGCATGAGCACTGGCGTAAAGGACATGGAAGGAACGATGGTCTTTGAGGGCGACATCATCAAAACCACCGGCCCCAACGAGCGGATTTTCTCTGTGGAGTTTGGTGAGTACATTGCCTATGGCGTGGGCCATATCGGGTTCTACGCAAAGATTGCCGGCAAGAACTCATGCGACTACAAACCGTGCTGTCTTCGGGCGTTGCTCTACATTGGAAAAGTGGTTGGAAACATGAGCGACACGCCATACCTGATGAAAGAAGCTGGAGAGGAGCAGAAAAAATGAAATGGACTGAAACAATTACCCCGAAGCAGGCAGTCGAAGAACTGGGCGTGCCCTATCACGGCTGGATGCGCGAGATGGACCGGGCATGGGTCAGCGAGGATGGACAGTACAGCGTTATGTCCCGCCTGCTCCGCACGCCTGTCGGCAAGGTCGAGCACGTTGCTATCACGTCGGCCGCAGGGTGCGGCAAGTGCGATGGCAGCGGGGACATTCCGTGGGCGGTCAAGATGCAGATCAAAAACGAATTGTTCGGCGAAAAGCGCGCCGCCATTGAGGTATACCCGTCGCAGGACAGGCTGGTGGATGCCGCCGATACCTATCACCTGTGGGTGTTTGAAAAAGGGTTTAAGATGCCCTTTGGCATCCATCCCCGGGATGAAAAGCCTATGGTGGTTAATCGGGGCAGCACAAGGGTACGCGCTGTTGATGGCCAAGGTCAGGAATACAGCATCAAGGAACTGCTGGAGCGTAACGGCGCGGCCGATATGCCCAAGCGCGCCTATGCTGACCTGATGGCCGGCTACATGGCGAAAAACAATTTGCTGGGAGGGTGACACAGAATGAGCATTTGGATTGTTCTGGCAATTCTGGCGGCGATGGCTGCACTTCTGATTTATGTGGCGTGCTGTGTGGATGGTGATATAGACCGCCAGAGCGAAGCGCACCCGCCGAAATCGAAGAAAGGACGAGACGATGGCAAAGTATGAGATGCTTATCGCTGCATCCGGGAAACGTGGCTCTGCGCTCCTGCCGTGCGTTATTGTCGATGAAAAGGGCATTAAGCGTGCTGCTGTACGGGCTAAGGCGATGGCCAGAGCTTGCTACCCGGAGTATGAAAAATTCAATGTGGTGAAGATGAAGGTGACTCCTAATGAGTGAAAAAGGTCTGATGGACTGCGTGAATGGCGTAGTTACGGCTGCTTTTGAGTTGTACGCGGCGGATGGCAAAAAACTGAACAATGGCGATAGTTTCACAGTGAAACTCAATAACTGTGCGCTTTTCATTTCGCTGAAAGACGGGAGCTTGAACGTGCAATTTGACCCGGATGCTGATGCCGCAGGGGATACCCCGTACACGCTGAACATGGCACTTGATATTTATGAGGAGGAAAACGATGGATAAGAAGAAAATCCCCTATGCGGTTCGGGTTTCGGCTGCATTGCTGGCAGGAAAGACAGATGAAGCATTCAACACCATTGGTGAAGCACTCACCAATATTGTCGGCAAAATCAGCAAAATTTCTCACGACTACTGCTACGTTGACCTTCCCTTTGTAATCGCGGCCCTGCGAGTTACTGCCAATGCCTTTGAAAGCACTCTTGATGATAAAGGCAAAGAACTGGCTCGCACCGTTTATGAGAAAACCGATGGCATTGTTATCAATGCTGCAGAACTGATGAAACAGGCAAGGGAGGGCGGCAACGATGACCGAGAAAAGGCCGATTGATGCTAATGAACTGATGGCAAGGTTCTTCCGCAAGGAATGTTTGATGCGGGGGCACAATGCTGCGGCAAGCGCTGCTTATAAAGATGCTCAGAAAACGGTAGCAGCTGCGCCTACGGTAAGCTTGTGGCCGGAATGGCGAAATCCCGAAACAGATCCCCCGAAAGTCGAAGAGGATGTGATGATTCTGTTTGAAACCGCCTGCGGTGGATATGGGATTACGACGGCTCACTACGAAGATGGTACAGTCTTGTCCGAAAAGAGCGCTTTCTACTGGGAAGAAATTTTCGAATGGGGAACCTACGATGAAGAAAGCGATGATTACTTTATTCCTAAAGGCTGGTGGGAATATCGTTATTTCAACCCGGATGACGTTTACAATAACCGTGTAGATTCTCCCGTGGTTGGGTGGATGCCTTTGCCGCCGAAGGAGGTAGCGAAAAGTGAGTGAGAAAAAACTGATTTACGCAGATGATCTGTACGACAAGGTCTCAAGTATGGGCTTGCAGAATGGCTCCGCGCTTGGCCATCACAGTGGCACAGCTGATGCCATCGCGGAGATGATTCAGAATGCCTCTGCTGTTGACCCTGCAAGCTGCCTGAACTGGCACACTGGAAAGCCGCCGGAGCATGAATCTAAGTTTGCAAAGTTCAAGGGCACCGAGAAGTGGTTATACGGGATGTTTGAAATGACATCCGATGAGGTGCTTGTAACCGTCGAATTTCCCGATGGATACCGGCTTACCACCACAACGCACACGACAGATGGCGAATGGAGACCGCGCTATACAGGCATTGGGGGACACATAGTTGCGTGGACTGAGATGCCTGCGCCTGCAAAGGAGGTGGCGAAAAAATGAGAAAGCTTAACGCTGACCAGCTGAAAGCCGTGCTGAGCATGGAATGTTCACTGGGACATATTCACACGCTGGCAGATGTCGAAAATACAATTGATTATCTTGCCAAAGAAGAGCCGGAAGCCGCAGGTGGTGTAGAAAAATTCAATATTTTTGATACCCCGTGGGCTGGAAAAATCCAAGCAGCATTCCCGAAGTCGTTCGTGAATATGCAAAATGAGCTCATTTTCAGCCCGAGAAGCAATTCCTGTTTCAGACTGGAAGATGTGAGCGATGAAACACAGATGAAAGCAAAAATTCTGGAGTGGCTTACGCGCACCGCAATTAAAGGCATTTCTCCGAAGGAAAGAAAACTTCACTTCGAGGGCATCAACAAGCTATTAGGTACGAATTTTACGCTGGAGGAAATGACGGATATCTATACTTACCTCGGCAACGGAATCAAGCATGATCTCTGCGTGAAGTTCGTGGAAAGTGGCTATGATATGACGCTCCTTCCAAAGGAGGCATGAGCAATGGCGAGAGAAACGTTAAAACCTTGCCCGTTCTGTGGCGCAGAGCTCAAGCCTTTTATTAGTACCCATGAGGTCACAACAGTCGATGGAAAGAAAATTGGCGAAATCGAGCGCGGCTATTGGGCGCACCCGGATGATTCCAAGTGCCCGCTCGGGTTTGGGTTTTCTCTTGCGCTGGAGGAGGTTGATAGTTGGAACCATAGAAAAGAAGATAGCCTGCGCTGGCGTAAGACCGAAGAGGAACCACCTGTGGAAAAAGACGGGAACCAGTATGGTGATGTTCTTGTTTTGGATGCCAGCCTTGAAGGATTTGTTACAAACAAGGGATGGCTTTATGTAAAAAGGGCGCCGGACATATATCCTATTTGGATGCCGATTCCTAAACCACCAAAGCCCTATTTGGAGGATGAACAATGAGCAAAGAAATCTTACTTATACGCAATGATGATGGCGAATTTGAGCTGTACGATGACACCTACGACGTAGTCATTCATTGCAAAAATCGGCAAGGCATGAAAGAGACCTGCGAGATTCTGCGCAAGGTGGGTACCGATGAGGAAGCACATAGCACTTTATTGGTGGATCCCGTTGATATGGCAATCGCCATAAGGAACCATTGCAAATCTCGCACTGATGGCTGTGAGGGCTGCTGCTTTGATAGACCGACCAGTGATAACGGAGATGGCGAATGTGTTTTGGGCTGTCCTGAAGACTGGGAAGTGTGAGGCTAAGAGATGGCATATAAGAAAATCATGGTTGAGCACGAGGTTTCACCGGGGCGTGAAAAGTGTACCTTCGGTGGTGACTTTTGGGGAAAAGAGGTATGCAAATACCATGCACTCCGCACCCAAACTCACGGAAACAAGGCTCCACCTGAATACAGGAAGCCGAAGTGCCTGCTGTTCAACTGCTGGCTCGAAGAGCCGTACAAAAAGTGCGAACCCTGCCGCAGGGCGTGCGCGGAGGTTGATGGAAAGTGAAAGCAGTCCTTTTGAGCATTCAGCCAGAATGGTGTAAGAAGATTCTCAGCGGAGAAAAGACAGTTGAGGTGCGCAGGACTTGCCCTGTGCATGGAACACAGTTTAAGGTGTACATCTACTGCACTTTGGCCGGGAGTGACAGCCTGTTTATGGATGTCCTCAACCGGGATGTGGCCGCGTGGAACCGTGGCGGCTGGCCAGAAAAAAGGGGACGCGTCATTGGCGAGTTCACCTGTAAGAAAATTACTGGCCTAACCCATGTTGGAGAAACAGGAAGCCGGGAACCGGCATGCCTGTACGTTATGGCACCCGGATCATACTACAAACCATCCGATGAACTTCTTGAAGCGGCTTGCATGAGCAAGGAAACCGCCGAAAAATATCTCAAAGGCCGTGACGGCTGCGGCTGGCACATTTCCGACCTGAAAATTTACGACCGCCCGCGACCGTTGAGCGATTTTACAAGGCTGCGGGCAACGAAATTTGGCTATGAGCCTGTAGATATTGAGCGACCACCGCAATCCTGGTTTTATGTGGAGGATGCAGAATGTACGTCATGAACAAAAAATGGGACTCTATCACGAACATTGCCCAGTGCACTAGCGTGTATGTGAGCCCCGAACACGAAATCAAGGCGGTTCCTACGGGTGGCGGCGCGGTATATCGTCTGGGTCAGTACGAAACGGCAGAAATTGCCCGCGCTGTGCTGAATGATCTGTATATGCACATTCCGACTGGCTGCATCTACCAGATGCCGAACGACCAGAGGGCACTGGTTCTGGCTCGCGGCATGGGCGATGAACGGCCTGAAAAGTTTGCTGGGAACGGCAAGAAGCCGATGCGTAGGGGAGGATCCTGATGGAGAAAACAGGTACGGTTCTCCCGTGTCCTAAATGCGGAAGCGGCTTTTTGGCATGGGGCAAGCCGTTTAGAAGCGCGACGCCGAAACTTGTCGTACTGTTAGGGCAGCATCGCAGAATTGTCTGTTGCGTGATGTGCGGATACTATGCGCCCTTGAAAAAATGGAACAAAGAGGAACGGAAAAATGAATCTGATTCGTGAAATTTTCTTTAGCCCGATGGTCGTGGATGCGGCCGGAATTATCCTGATTGTGGCTGCATTGCCTATGGTAGGTTGGTCTTGGGCTGTAAGCCACATGGCTGGACCGAAGGTCAAAAATGCAAAGGAGGGCACATGAAAGCACATCTGTCGTTCCTGTGCAATGGTCAGTGTCGGTGGTGCAAGAACTACTGGGATTGCAGTAAGTACAAAAAAATCCTGGCAAAAATTTTCGGATGCAAAGATTGGAGATGGCAAAACAGATGAAGGACATTCGCCAGCAGTGTGTCGATGAGCAGGACAAGGCCACACAAATCTTTACTTGGTGCATGGTGGTGGCTATGCATCAGGAAGAAGGCATTGGAGCCACGCGCCTGACCCGGGCTTGTAATGAGATGCGGGCATTTCAAGCCCACTACAAAAGTAAAATCGACTCTAGGAATCGGAGGAAGGCCACTGAAGCTATGCGGGACGTTTTAAGGGGAATCTGTGATTTCACGGTGCGTCTGCCACAGAATCGCGCTCCGCGTAATTATAGGGAAGAACGGCTTCGTATGGCGCAGGACGAGGGCGCCGAAATCGCATGGCTGGTTATGGCCGCGACGGCGCATCTGACGTTTGGCTTTGGCAAGGAGCGCCTTGCACGGCTGAAGAAAGAAGCCATAGACGGCTATCGACAGTACATCGGCTGGGTCAAGACAGACGGCGAGGACTGCGCCGAGGAATGGCTGAAGCGCTGTGTGGAACAGGCCTTGCAGGAAGAACTTGAAGTGAACGACATCCAGAGCGGGAGCCACCCGCCAAAGCTGTGCTATTCGTCTGGAGTGAACGTGGAAGATATGATTCGCGTGATGAGTGCTGTGTCTGCGAAGATGGCGGCAGAGAGGGGCATCAAGCGTGTGCCGCTGGCTGTTTTGAGCCAGAGTGAAATTTCTCGTCGCATGAGTGCCATTTGAGTAAACAAAAAGAGGACTGCTTGCGCAATCCCCCGAGAAAAGCAACTCTATTATACCTGAATTGATGGATTTTGGCAACGATAGAACAGGAGGATGCGCAAAATGACTATCCCGGAAGACATGATGACATTCATCGAAGAAACCGCCCGTAAAGCCGCCCGCGAGGGCGCAAAGGAAGTTGTGGCTGAGCAGGCTCGAAAAGCCGCAGGCCGGTGCGACCGCCGGTTGCGGAACACGAAGCTGCTCCTGAAGAACTACCGGATGTTCAAAAAGCACTGCACTGGTGCCGTCTACACCGATGAAGCTGGTGAGCATGATGGTCGGGAGGAAGAAACCGCACTGGAACTGCTGGACATGATGCTCCAGCGAAATAATGCCATTACAGTTGAATCCATCCGTAGCAGCTGCCGGCGAACGAAGATTATGATTCGTCATATTGATGCTATGCTCGGCTTGTATGAGACCTATTGCAATCAGGGCGACAATGAAGCACTGAAGCGGGGGCTGCGTATCATTAAAGCTATGTACATTGACGAGAACACTAAATCTGTGGAGCAGATTGCGGCGCAGGAAAACGTGAGCGCCCGGCAGGTTTACCGTGACCATGATGCAGCAGTGGATAAAATCTCGATGCTGATGTTTGGTATCGACGCATTGGAAATGTCTTAGCTCAATGTCAAAAAGATGTCATGGACGCGTCACGGCAAAAGTGGTACAATAATACCGTAAAATTCTAATCATAGCGCATTGCCCGCCCGGTTTCGCCACCGGACGGGTATTTTTATGCCCAGAAAGGAGGAAAGATACCGCCGCTCCCTAATTTGTTCCGCAACGCCAGCGGAAAAGCAAAGAAGGGAGAAAAAATGAATCAGCAAGTAGTGTATCAGGATATTTCGCAGATCCGTCCCTATGAGAACAACCCCAGAAACAACGAAGCGGCCGTTGGTCCGGTAGCCCAGAGCATCAAGGAATTTGGATTCCGGGTGCCCATCTTGATTGATGGAAAAGGCACGATCATTGCCGGACACACCCGCTATGAGGCCGCAAAACGGCTGGGCATGGACAAAGTGCCCTGCATCCGGGTCGATGACCTGACGGACGCGCAAATCAAGGCATACCGCATTGCAGACAACAAGGTGGCGGAAGCATCCTCTTGGAATGATGATGTGCTCCGCGCCGAAATGGATGCGCTGCAAGCGCTGGATGTAGATCTGAGCAGTACCGGCTTCAGTGAAGTGGAACTTGATGGCCTGCTTCGGGATGTGGATGATTCCGATTTTGAGGAATTCTTCACAGAGCCTGCCCAGCAGCCGCCCAAAGTGGCCGATACAGGTTCGGACTCTGAAAGCCAGCAATCTGGACAGCCTGCACCTTTTCAGCCCGCTACGGCGCAACAGAATGGCTCTAAGCTTATCCAATGCCCGCACTGCGGAGAATGGTTTGAAACATGAGGCTGTGTTTGGCGGGCACCTTCCCGGCAGAGAAGGTCGTGCGGGAAAACAGGCCGGAGTACGTTCTGGAGAGTTTTTTCTATATCAAGCCGTGGCAGGTCGAGGAAATGCCAAAATGGAAGATGTTTCTGCTCGACAGCGGGGCATTCACGTTTATGCACGGGGTAGAGGCTTCGTCAAAGCCGGTGGATTGGGACGGGTACCTAAGCAGGTATATCGACTTCATCAACCGCCACGATGTGCAGCACTTCTTCGAGTTGGACGTAGATATCATCGTAGGCTATGATGCCGTAAAGCGCATGAGAGCCCGCCTTGAAGCTGAGACGGGCAAGCAGAGCATTCCGGTCTGGCACCGCTCCCGCGGCCTTGACGAATTCAAACGCCTGTGCAGGGATTATCCCTATATCGGCATCGGCGGCTTCGCAATCAAGCACATTCAGCCCAGCGAGTACGGCTACATCAAACGGCTGGTGCAGTATGCGAACGCCTGCGGGGTGCGGGTGCACGGTCTGGGCTACACCAAAAAAGATGCGGTTGACTTTGGCTTTTATAGCGTGGACAGCACCACATGGACTACACAGGTCAATTTTGGCGGCTTGTCCTACTTCAACGGCTCAGAAATGGTTGTGGTCAGACCCCCAAAGGGCATGATAGGCGCAGACTACCGGATTCGCCGAGAGTATGCGCTGAAAGAGTGGATCAAATACCAGAAGTACCTTGATACGAAAGGAAAATGGCGTGGATAAAGATATCGTATACCGCGTTGAGGATGGCATGGACAGAGAAAAAATTCTCTGCACCACCTACCAGATGCGGAATTTTTATATGCAGTTCAGAGACGGTTTCTTCACCAATCTGGACGTAATGAACTATATCCAGCACCTTGCCGCCGCCCATATGGCGAAAAAGGGCATGAACGTGCTGGATGTGTGCTGCGGCCGCTCTCTGATGCTCCCGCTGCTGCGCTACTACGCAAAGGATATTGCATCCTATACCGGCGTAGACATCAGCAAAGCGAACATCAAAGAGGCTATGCGCGGCGCAACCGCAAAGAACCTTGAACCTAAAGATCTGACTTCCTACTACCCGTTCCGGGTGGGTTGGAAGCTGGGCAACGTTGCTGAGATGTCGAAAGTCATCCCGGCGGGGTTTGCTGATTTTGTGATTTACACCTCTGCCATTGAGCATATGCACCCTACGGACGGCGCAAAAAGCCTTGCGGAATGCTACAAGGTGATGAAGCCGGGTGCAAAGATGTTTCTCTCCTGCCCGAACACCCCGGGCAATGGGTATCAGACCCAGTATCGCGCTCATGTCTATGAGTGGGGCTACGATGAACTGAAAGCCAAGCTGGCCGAAATCGGATTCAGCATTGTGCAGGAGGTGGGACTGGTCACCAGCGTCCGAGAGATGGACGAGTTCTATTCCAAGCAAGAACCGGCGTTGCGGGACTTCTACTCCCGGATGAAAGCCTATGTCCCGTCTGCATTCCTTACAGCCTTTATGGCAATTCCGTTCCCGCGTGAAGCAAAAGAACTCCTGCTCATCGTTCAGAAACCGAAAGGAGAAGAAGAAAACAATGGCTAAGTTTGAAAATCGCTACGGCGTGCGTAAAATCGTCTATAAGCAGAAATGCCGGTGCTTCTGCCCCATCGGAAAGACAGACTACACCAATGAATTTACCGTGACCATGGAGCCGGCAGAGATTATTCCGGACTATTGCGAAATCGACAAGTTCATTCATGAATGTCTGGAAGGTGAAAGTTTGGTCATCGAGGAAGCAGCCAGCAAGCTGAAGAAGAAGCTTGTTGAGGACGTGCACCCCAGCTGGATCATGGTCGAATCTGCGGTGAACGACGCATCCCACGGCAATGTGGTCGTTATGGTATGAGGGGGGCAGGGGATATGAGAAACACCAAAGCCCTATGCCAGACTGCAGTTGTCGCGGCTCTGTATGTCGCATTAACCACCCTGAACCCGCTGTCATGGGGAGTTATCCAGTTCCGGGTGGCCAATATGCTGTGCGCTCTCCCGTTCAAGGATAAGCGGTACGCCCCGGCGGTTCTGCTGGGGATTGCAATCGCAAATGCAACGAGTCCTTTCGGCCCGGTCGATGTGCTCTTTGGCCTGCTGGCTGAGGGGACTGCATACGCATTGGTGGTCTGGGGGCCGTGGAAAAGGCTGGGGATTCTGTGGAAAGCAGTCATCCTCTCCCTGTCCGTGGCTCTGTTCATCGGCGTGGAACTGTCTATGATGGTCGGCGCACCGTTCTGGTTAACAAGCGCTGGCCTGTTCGTTGGCACATTCCTGACCGTGGAACTGGGAAACTTGATGATCTCCAAAACCGCTCTTGCAAAGGTCGTGTGAGAGGGGACGCGGCGCCGGCTCTGCAAAGGGTCGGCGCTTTTTCTTTGGAACAACACAACAGCCCGGACAGATACCGGGACAGAAAATGAAGAAGGATAGTGGTGGCGATGTAGATGGAAGCGCGAGATAAGGCGTTCACCCTTTATAAGAAAGGGATGGGATGCACCGAAATCGCAAAGAAGCTGGGCGTATCGCTGAACACTGTGAAATCGTGGAAGAAGCGCTATTGGGATGCACAAAAGGGTGCACCCAAGAAACGCACCCCGCCGCACCCCAATGGTGCATCTTCCAAGTGCACCCAGAAAGCCCCGCAGGATGGAAAGCCAAAGTCGGGCGCACCGCTGGGTAATGTCAATGCAGTTGGCAACCATGGAGGTGCGCCGCCGGGTAACCAGAATGCCTTGAAACACGGTGGCTGGTCTGCGGTGATGTTTGGTTCTTTTTCAGAGGAAAACCAAAAAGCCATTCAGGACTGCACGAAGGACGTTGATGCAGAAGACTTGTTGATACAGGAACTCCAACTGCTGACCGCCCGGGAAGCTTTTCTGCTTCAACGCATTTCCGCTGTTCAAGAGAAAAAACAGCACATTCAGTCGGTGCATACCTCCAAGTCTGGCAGATCGTTTACTCGCTTGGACGAGGACAAGGAAAAAGAAGCCCGCGACAAGGAGGTTTACATTGAGCGGATAGATGCCAAAGTCGATCGGGAAGAAAGGCTCCCCGGCACCACCGTGGAAACATCAACCACCGTCGAATCAAGCTACCTTATCGTGGAACGCTTAGAGCGGCTATTGACCGATGTACAGCGCCAGAAGTCCAAGGTGATACAACAGCTTGCCGACCTGCGCAGAATGAGCAACAGCGGCAAGAATGAGCTGGTAGACGATTGGGTCGCGGCGGTCGAGGCGGCAGACACGGAAGCGGAGGATGCGGACGATGGCACTGAGACAACGTGAAGTCTTTGCCAAGCGGATCCCGCTGTACCGTAAAGACCCTTGCTTGTTCTTCAAAGAGGTCACTGGCTTCAAGCCTGATCCGTGGCAAAAAGAAGCCGCCACAGCTATTGCACAACACCGCAAGGTTTCAATTCGCTCAGGACAGGGCGTTGGCAAGACTGCTTTTGAAGCGAACCTAGTCCTTTGGTTTCTGTCCTGCTTCCCGTATCCACGCGTGGTGTGCACGGCTCCGACTCGTCAGCAGTTAAATGATGTCCTCTGGGCTGAGATTGCCAAGTGGCAGGAACGCAGCCCTGTCTTGCAGGCTATGCTTGTATGGACAAAGACTCGTGTTTACATGAGAGGACATGAGAAACGCTGGTTCGCCGTGGCTCGAACAGCCACCAAGCCGGAGAATATGCAGGGCTTCCACGAAGACAATATGCTTTTCGTGGTGGATGAGGCATCTGGTGTTGCTGACCCCATCATGGAGGCTATACAGGGCACGCTTTCCGGCGATAACAACCGCTTACTGATGTGCGGAAACCCAACGCAGAACACTGGCACATTCCACGATTCGCATACCGTGGACGCCCAGTCCTACTACTGCATGAAGGTGTCCAGCAGGGACAGCCCCCGCACGAATAAGCAGAATATCGCTGACTTGGAGCGGAAGTTCGGCAAGAACAGCAATGTAGTCCGTGTCCGTGTTGACGGAGAGTTCCCGGAGAATGAGGACGATGTCTTTATTCCGATGGCACTCGCCACAAAGGCTGTCAATACTGAACCTCTGGAACATTGTTCTCCAGCCCGGATATCCATCGGGTGTGACGTTGCCCGCTTTGGCAACGATGATACGGCCATTGCACAGAACATTGATGGAGATATCCAAAAGCTGGTCACACGCCACGGTCAAGACCTGTACGCTACGGCAGACGATATCATTGCGATATATAAAACCCTGCGTGCAGCGTATCCGCAGTACCGCGGTCTTATTTATGCGGTCATTGATGATACCGGCGTTGGTGGAGGCGTGACCGACATACTCAACCGAGAAAAGATTCGGCAGAAGCTAACCAGGCTGATGGTCGTGCCGGTAAACTTCTCCAGCGCTGTGCCAGACAAGGAAGCCGCCGGGCGCTATGCAGATATCGCAACATGGATGTGGGCGGTCCTACGGGATATGGCCACGGCGGGCACCCTGCACATCCCGAACGATTCAACCCTGATAGGACAGCTTACCACCCGCAAATATATCTTTAGCGGTGCTCCTGCAAAGTTGAAGCTTGAAAGCAAGGATGCCTTGAAGAAGCGTGGCCTGACCAGCCCTGACCGCGCTGATGCGGTGGCACTTGCCCTGTATGAGGGCGGCATCTTTGATATTCGCAACCTGATAGCATAAAAGCATAGCCGGAAAGGAGAAAATGTGAAAAAAGTTATTCCCGGCAAAGTCAAAACACAACTCCGCCTTGACGGCTATTACAATGTGCTCAACAAATACGGCACCCAGCACGACAGCACCGAGTATTACCAGTGGGCATCCGGCACCGCTGTGAGCGATGCAGAACTGGCAGACTTGTACGCCGGCAACGGCTTGTTTGCAACCATCATTGATGCCCCTGCGAACGATGCTACCAAAAACGGCATTGACCTTGGAATCAAGGACAAAGACCTGCAAAAGCAGTTGGACGACCGCCTGCAGACTATACACTATCAAAGCAAGCTGTCAAAGGCGCTTCGGTGGGCCCGGCTGTTTGGTGGTGCTGCTGTCGTTATGCTGGTGGATGATGGTCGGCTCTTGCAGGAACCGCTGAACTGGCGGGATGTGCACGGCGTTGATGAATTGCTGGTGTATGGCCGGAATGAAATGTTCCCGCTGTGGATCAACGGGTATGAGAACAATCCGGACGATGAAGACTACCGCAAGGGCGGCACCGGCATCCCGGAGTATTATCAGGTAAGCAGCGTGTACGGCAACTACACCGTGCATTCTTCCCGTTGCCTGATTTTCCATAATTCCGACATCCCAGAAGGATCTACGCTGGCCAACCTCTACAGGACGTGGGGCATCCCGGAGTATATGCGCATCCGTGAGGAATTGAGGAACGCAAGCATCGGACCGGGCTATTCCATTCGCCTGCTGGAACGGCTGTCTATGGCAACCTACAAGATGAAGAACCTTGCCAATGTACTTTCTACGGCAGACGGTGAGGATGCAGTTCTTCAGCGTATGGAAATGCTTGACCTTGCCCGCAACCTGCTGAATATGGTCTTTATCGACGCAGACGGCGAGGATGTCGGCATTCAATCCCTGTCTGTGGCGGGTGTTAAAGACATTTTGGACAATGCCTGCGCTATGCTGTCCGCTGTGAGCCATATTCCGCAAACGCGGCTCTTTGGCCGCTCTCCGGCGGGCGAGAACGCAACCGGCGAAAGCGACCTTGAAAATTACAAGGAGTTCGTGGGCGGCATCCAGTCCGGCGATTTGCGCGACAACACCCGGACACTTGTGGAACTTGTCCTGCGCGGCATGACATGGAGCGGCGAAATCAAGGAAGTACCGGAGTATACCGTCACTTACAAGAGCGCATGGAGCCCGTCTGACGATGAAAAGGCAACGCAGGATCAGGCGGTGGCAGCAGCCCAGCTTGCCAGAGCACAGACCGCATCCACATACGTCACAAACGGAATCTTGGAGGCTACCGAGGTCCGCCGGGCACTGGTGCAGGATGAGCAGTTCGACCCCGAAAACATCCTCACGGAAACAGACCTCAATCAGGAACAAGATTGGGGCTTGACGGATGCCAGAGGGCAGATTCCTACATCTGGCGATTTCAGCCGGCAGGAGAATCCCATTGTTACAGATGAGGGCGATTTCGGCTATGTGGCAGGCTTTGTCCTGAACGATGGCAGAATCCTTTGCGGCAGGCGTTCCGATGGTCAGGGATGGTGTGGCCCCGGCGGTCACATCGAACCGGGAGAAACGCCGAGTGTGGCATTCCGCCGGGAAGCAAAGGAAGAGTTCAATATTGACGTAGGGAACATTACCTATCTAGGTAACTGCAAGGGCAAGCCGGATGAGGCGCTTCCCGTTCAGATCTATCTCGTCAATGGCTTCGATGGCGTTCCTCGGTGCGACCAAAAGGAGATGTTCACGGCAACATGGATGCCCCCTGAACAGATTTTGAAGCAGGATGTGCCAGGCGGGCTGGTGTTTGAACCGTTTCTCAGAAGCGTGAAAGAGTACCTTGACCAGCTGGGCATTACGCTGGATGATTTTGACGAGAGCAAGCACAACCGCGATGAAGATGGAAAGTTCTCCAATTCTGGCGGCTCTATATCATCAAAAGATGCATCGAGCAAGGAAAATTCATCAAAAGACTTGAATGATTCTCGAAGTCATGCTAAAATAAATTCTAACGCAGTTTCGGCAAAAGGCGCGAACACTTTCAAGGTGAAAGGATTCCCCAACAAGCAGAAGCTGAACAACCACTGGCAGAATGGCAGAACCCACGCCGCTGAGTACGCTCCCGATGGCATTACGACAAAGGAACAGTACGAAAAACGGGCGGTTCAACTTTTGGAAAGCTCGTGCGGAAACGGCATAAAAGGCTACAAGACAAAAGAGGGCCTTGTGTGCCGGTATGACACGAAGAAAAATGACTTTGCAAAAGGTTCCCCAGAGAAGGGTGTAAGGACGATGTTCAAGCCTGACGATGGGGAAGATTACTATAAACGTCAGCTTGAATTGGAAGGAATCGAAGATGACTGAGAAAATCATCTGCCCGGTATGTGGGCAGCATAGCTTTGATGAAGACAACGATTTTGAGGAATGCCCTGTGTGCGGCTGGGTGAATGATGGCGTACAGAGAGCGGATCCTGATTATCGCGGCGGTTATAACCGCATCAGCTTGAACGAAGCTAAAAAGAAGTTTGCCGAAGGCAAAAAGGTGTTTGACTAAAATATTGGCATTGAGAGCCTTTGCAGGTGACGTGAAAGCGTCCCTCGCAAAGGCTCTTTTTGTTTGCAGTCATAGCTCAGTTGGTAGAGCGCCTGCCCTCCAAGCAGGATGCCGCGGGTTCAAGCCCCGTTGACTGCTCCATATCGAGGGTTGGCCAAGTTGGATAAGGCATGGGCCTTTGACTCCCAGACCGCCGGTTCGAGCCCGGTACCCTCGACTTTTATGCTGGTGTAGCTCAATAGGATAGAGCAGGCGACTTGTAAACGTCAGGCTGTGGGTTCAATCCCCACCTCCAGCACCACCCGCCGTACACCGTAATCGGCACCTCGATGGCATGAGGGGGCACTGACCCTGCTCCCAACAGACCGCTGCGAAGCGTTCTGGCCTGCTCCATGACAGAGCCAGCGCGGAGCCATAAACCGCGTTCCTTCCGCTTCGCGCTTGGACGGATGCGCGCTGTAAGCAAAAGGTCAAAATTCAAGTGCTGCATGCCATAAGAACAAAGACCCTGCATCAAGGTGGAGATGCAGGGTCTTTTTGATGCCTGCAAAGGGAAGATGGTTCCCAGAAAGATAAAGAGGTTGATATGCCTGTGAAGAATAATGGGCCTGGCATGACCGGGCGCTCTTCAATGACGAAAAAATCAAAGATCGAGCCGGAGTATCCGCAGTGGGCAGAAAGCAAGATGCGCGCAATTGAAAATCGGCGGTTGAAAGAACTGCAGAAGGTTGTGCGAGAATCTATGCCTGAAATCCTTGCTATCGTTGCGGAAGAACAAAAAACCGGCTCCGACAGCATCAGACATGATGGATACAGCGACATGGTTCGCCGCATCCAGAACAGGTTCCGCATTATGCGTGACCGGCTCAGTCGGCGGCTGAAAACCGATCCGTTGGAACGGGATGTTCGCCGGTGCGCTGACTACACCGACCGGCGGCAACTTAAAGAATGGCAGCGCAGCGTGCGCGCCACGCTGGGAGTGGATATCCATGATGATTTCTTTCTCGGCGAAAGATACGACCTGATGCTTAAAAGATGGGTTGAGCAAAATGTCAGCTTCATTACCAGCATTGAAAGCGACTGCTTCGATGATATGGAGAACGTCATTATTGAGGGTTTTGCAAAAGGCCGCACACCGGCGGCGATTTCCAATGAAATTCAACGCCGGTTTGATGTGACTAAGTCAAAAGCGAATCTTCTTGCGCGTGACCAGGTGGGCACCCTGAGCGCGAATCTGACCCGTACAAGGCAGGAATCCGCTGGGGTGGAGGAATATATCTGGAGCTCGTCAGGTGATGAACGTGTGCGCGAATGCCACCGTGAACTTGACGGTCAGAAATTCCGTTATGATGACCCGCCGGCCATGTGGTACATGACAAAGCACGGCAAAGTGTACAGCGGGCGGCATTGCAATCCCGGAGAGGACTACCAGTGCCGCTGTGTTGCAAAACCTGTCTTTAACTTCGATAGGCTGAATTCTGTAGCCTTTAAGGAGAAAAAACAATGAAACAGAATACCCCGCCGCTAGTCCTTCGGAGCGAAATGCGAGCCGACAGTGTACCTGTCGATGAGCATTACAGCGCCGAGGGATATTTTTATGATAACCCCATCCTGACCCGTACAGGCATCTTTGTGTACCATCTGGAAGATGGTTCCGAGCGCCGGGAACTGCGCAGGCCGGAAGATGTGTTTGACCCCAAAAGCCTTGCAAGCTATGAGGGAAAGCCTATCATTATTACCCACGATGCGCAGGTGATCGACAAGGACAATGCCCACCGGGAACGTGTGGGCACAATCCTGACCCCCGGACAGCAGGACGGAGAAACCGTCCGAGCAAAAATCGTAATTGATGATCCTGATGCCGTAAAGGCATCGGGTCTGCGGGAACTGTCTGTCGGGTACTATCAGGATCTTATCATGGAACCCGGAGAATGGAATGGAGAGCCGTATGATGCGATCCAGACCAATATCCGTGTGAATCACCTTGCGCTGGTCGCTGTCGCCCGCGCAGGTGATGATGCACGCTTGAACATGGACAGCCAAGATAACAATGGAGGTACACCCCCTATGGACGAGAACGAGAAGATGAACAACCCCACGCAGGACGATGATACTACTGTGGAAACCACAAAGCCCACTGCCGATGATGGCGAGGCTCCCAGTGCTCCTACGGTGGCTCCTGCCCTTGACCCGGCAGGCCTTGAAGCAGCACTCAAAGCCTATATCGCGGCCACCAACGGTGCTACCGCTGACGATGAAAACGACCCGGCGGCTGGTGACACCACTGATAAGCCCACCAAGGACGAGGGCGAAGGTGATGACCCTGCGAAGCCGGACGTGCTGGCAGACATTACCGCCCGCCGTGATGCTATGGAAGATGGCCCGGCCAAGGCGGACATCAACACCCTGCTGTCTATGCTGGATGCCGCAAATGCCCGCGCTGATGCTGCAGAGGACGACACCAAGCCTACCGAAGATGAGGATGATACCTCGGACGATTCCAGCAACCAGCTGAACCATGACAGCGCCGCATCCATTGCCGCACAGGTCAGCCAGCGTGTGGAACTGTGTCGGCTGGGCGATAAGCTGCATCTGGATGGCATGGAATCCATGCCGGTAATGCAGGCAAAGAAAAAGGTCGTTCATGCCGTTATTCCGGGTATGCGTCTGGATGGCAAGAGCAAAGCCTACATCAACGCGGCTTTTGATATCGCAAAGGGTAAAATCAATGGTCGCAAGACTGTGGCAGACCAGCGTCGTCAGGTGTTCAATGCTGATTCCGCAAATGCGGCAGTCCGCAATGTGGGCAAGAAGAACGACCCTGATGCGGCCCGCAATCGTATGATCCAGCGTCATGCTGGTGAGAAGGAGGACTAAGCTATGAGCAATATGGCAGTACAGATGAACTACGGCGAGCCTAGCCGCGGTATGCCCGGCCTGCTTTATGACCGTGCGAATTACGATGCAGTCACCCGCCGGAACAGCGCAGAGGATGGCAAGCTGTTCTTTGGCTGCGGCGTTGTGCAGGGTGCGGAGCCCGGCAAGGACATCACCCTTCCTGCAACCGGCGCGACCGCCGAGAAGTTCGAGGGCGTTGTGATGTACAGCGCCAATACGGAGATGGACGATGATGGTGCTGTGCTCCTGCGCAAAGGCCAGATTCTGGATGTCTGCCAGACCGGCAAGATGTGGGTGCAACTGGCCGATCAGGCGGAACCTGCTTACGGTCAGCCGGTTTATCTTGTGATTACCGGCGACGATGCAGGCAAGTTCACCCCGACCAAGGGCACCAATCTGGCGGTCAAGGCCCGCTTCATCGGTGCGGCCCAGAACGGCATTGCACCCGCCCAGTTCGCAGAGCAGATCTAAGGAGGTTCAATATGGCTAAGTATAATCCTTTCGACCCCGCCAACGGTTACAGCGAGGAAGACCGCCTTGCCCTGAACGGCAAGTGCGCCTCCCTGATTAACCAGGCATATAAGAACCCGTTCCCCGGCACGAAGATTCGTCTGGACGGAGCCGACAATGCAGGTATCTTCTTTGCCAAGCAGCTGGCTCATGTCAAGACCAAGGCATACGATAAGGACTTCCCGGAGCTGTCCGGCCTGAAGATCTTCCCTCAGACCAGCGAAACCGATGAGGGCGCTGCGTATACCGAATACTACAGCTATGAGCCGGTCGGCTTTGCTGATGTTATCGCCAACTACGCCAGCGACCTGCCCCGCGTCGATGTGAAGGGCACTCCCCATCGTGCGGAAATCGTCAACATCGGTGACAGCTACGGCTACAACGTGCAGGAACTGCGTGCCTGCCGCCGCAATGCGGTTCTGGGCATTATGAAGCCTCTGGACTCTGCGCGTGCTGAAGCGGCCCGCCGGGTGTATGATGTCAAGGTGAATCACCTGATTTGGCACGGCGACGAGAAGACGGGTATCATCGGCGTTCTGTCCTCCGGCAATAACATCCCCATCTATACCCTGCAGAACGGTGCAGCCGGTAAGGCCGACTGGGCATCCAAGACCGCAGACGAGATTGCGGCCGACATTGCCGGCATCCTGAACTACATCGACACCCTGACCCAGAATGTGGAGCACCCGGACAGCTGGGTCATGCCCAACGACCTGTACACCAGCCTGAACCTGCGCCGCATCGATGGCACCGGCGAATCCGTTCTGTCCTACATCAAGGGTCACACTCCCCAGATTAAGAACTGGGAAGTTGCCGGCGAACTGTCCAAGGGCAACAAGGACTACAACAGCACTGGCAAGAACATCGGCCTGCTGTACACCAAAGACCCGGACAAGATGTCCCACGATGTTCCCATGGCTTTTCTTCAGCACGCGCCGCAGGATCGCAATCTGGAAATCGTTATCAACTGCGAGGGCCGCGATGCAGGCATGATGATTCGTTATCCTCTGTCTGCCTGCCTGGTCTACGGTCTGTAAGAAAGGAGAAACCGACTATGAAGGTCAAAAACATTTCGGTGAAGCCCATCTGCATCGGCTCCATCTCTCTGCTCCCCGGCGAAACTGCGCAGGTCGATGCGACCTATGATGATGCAGTGGCATTTTACATCAGCATGGGCCTGCTTCAGGAGGTTCAGGAGAAAAAGGTGCGCGGAAAGAACGTGAAAAACGATTCCGAAGCTGACGCTCCTGCCGATGCTCCTGCGGGCGGTGAATCCTGATGGATTCTCCTGACGTAACCGCCATTACCAAAATTGTAAAGATGGTTGGCACCGAGTTCAAATCCGCTTCGGACGAGGACATTTCTTTTTGGATTGACCTGCAAGCGCCGGTCATTTCCAAAAAGAAGTTCGGCGCAGATTACAATCTGGCGGTGGCGTTGCTGGTCTGCCACGCTATGAAAATGGCTGGCAATGGTGACAGCTCTCTCGGAGCTATCGCAAACACGGGCCGCTTAGCCAGCGTTTCCGAAGGTGGCGTGAGCATTTCCTTTGCTACCAGCACGGCGGGAACGACGGGCGATGCAGAGTATCAGCTTACTTCCTACGGATTGCAGTTCATTGCGATTCGTAACCGGCATATCGTGCCTATCATGATTCGATAAGGAGGCCTGCCCATGGCGATAGCCAATGACATCGGCCTTGATCTGACGCCAGAGGGCAGGGCGGCGATGGAGCGCCTGAACGAACTGTCCAGTGTGACCATAGAGGTTGGGTATCAGGCAGACCAAAAGGCGGCTGACGATGAAACATCGCTGGCCGAGGTCGCCTACTGGAACCATTACGGAACCCTCCACAAAGACGGTTCGGTGATGATTCCTGCCCGTCCTTTTATGGACACCATCAAAAAGCACTCGGAAGAACTGGCAGAGTTTTCGCAGCAGACTCTGTCCTCATTGGAAACAGCCGATTCAGTTGTCAATGCGATTGGTTCGCAGGCAAAGTCTATGATTCAGGATGCAATCAAAGATGAGGAATGGGCACCCAATGCGCCTATCACCATCGAGGGCGGCTGGATGATGAACGAATATGGCAAGAAAGGCCCGGTGCCTGTGCATATTAAAGGGAAGAGTTCCACGAAGCCCCTGATTGATACAGGTGCCTTGCGTCAGAATTGCCAGTACGTTATCAAGAAAGGAAAGAAATGAACATCTTTAAGCAGATGTACACCGTGCGCCGCTACAAGGGTACCAGCTGGGATAGTGGTACGTCCGAAACAACTTACTCGGATATGCAGCTTCCACTTGATGTGCAGGCCAAAACGCGCCGCAATCAAGATGATGCTTCCGGCCGCTCTACGACCGGCGTTCTGACTGTGTATAGCGATGTCCAGCTTCTTCCTACGGAACCGGATAAACAGACAACGGGAGATCGTCTGCTTTACATGGGGCAGTGGTACGCCTGCAAATCGTCCATCTACTGGGGAAACACCATCCTGAAGCACTGGATATCAGAGTTTGAAGCTGTTGAGGGCGAGAAAGGGGAGAATGCCAATGACACCAGCTGAGTGCCGCGAGGCGGTTCGGCTCATGTTTGTGGAACTGTACCCCCATTGCACAGTGATTTACAGCTATCCCAATTCCGTTCGTCCACCGCTTCCATATGTCGTTCTTGACTTTGAACGCATCGAGCCGGTGAACTCGTTTGAGTACGTCAAGAACGGGATTCTTTGGCAGGAAAAATGCAAGCGCATTCCGTTCTCTGCTGAACTGGTCACCGAGAGCAAGACGGAGCACGCTGCCGGGGTGAAAAAAGTTGGTTTGTCAACGGTCGTGGACGACCTTGAACAAGCTATTCAGTTCTTTGATAGCCAATACGCAGGTGACAAAATGCGCGCCATGAATATCACGGTATGCACGGAAGGGTCACCTGAACCAATCCATAACAGCGCGCCCGGCGTAGAGAGGGCGCGCTGTTCTTTTTATGTGGATTTTGTGCAGCGTACTAAGGAGTACGCCGCCTTGGCTCCGATTGACGGCGAGTATTCGGAAGACCATGCCAGTGCAGCATCCAAAAAAGTTGCAGACATGGAAGCCGGATGGTTTGACGAAGTCGAAGTCAAAAAAGAAATCCGAAATGAGTAAAGGAGCGAAACCACATGAATATCGACAAAATCGTTGAGGTCAATATCCAGATCTCCGAAGCGATGTCCATTGATGGTGGTTATGACACCATCCTCATTGTCGGCCCTCTGCCTAAAGCCCCCGGCGGTCGAGTTACACCTGATGTTGCCGGTTATGCGAGCTTGCAGGACCTCAAGAGCGCCGGATTCGCAGCGGACGACCCTGTGTACATTGGTGCCAGCAAGGTGTTTGGACAGTCCCCAAAGCCGCCCGCGGTAATGATCGCAGTGCAGAAGCTGTCCAGCGGCTCCACCGAAAAGGTGGATGTGACTCTTGACCGAGCCATCGGTATGCCGGGCTGGTACTGCATCTGCCCGGCGGGCATCAAGGAGGATTTCTACCAGAGCATTGCCGACTGGACAGAAGCCAATGAAAAGCTGTGCATCTGCGAGACGACCGGCATTTCGTCCTCTCCGGTATCGGATGCAATGCTTCGCACTGCGGTCATTCACGCTACCGCCGAGAACGACTGCGTGAACTGCGCTTACGCTTCCCGGTTCCTTTCCTATGACCCGGGCAGTGAGCAGTGGTGCTTTAAGTCCCTTTCCATGGTGTCTGCACAGGGACTGTCCACCACGGATATTGCAAGTCTGGAAACACGCAATATCTCGTACTACACAACTGTTGGCAGCAAAGCCATGGTGCAAGGTGGCAAGGTGAGCGGTGGCGAGTGGATCGACACCATTCGTTTCCGTGACTGGCTGAAGACCGAAATTCAGTCCAAGGTGCTGAACCTGCTTCTGGGCTTGCCCAAAGTGCCGTATACCGATCAGGGAATTGCACTGGTGCAGAACGCGGTCATCGATGCGCTGGAAGAGGGCGTGCGTGCCGGCGGCATTGTACAGGATGCTTCTTCCGATGATGGGGAAGCGTCTCGTGCATATACCGTCACCGTGCCGCGTGCGGCCGATTTGGATGCCGCAACTCGTAAGAGCCGCCGTCTTACCGGTGTGACATGGACAGCACAGCTGGCAGGTGCCCTGATCGCCGCGAAAATTGGCGGCACACTGAATTACTGAGAAAGGAGAACCGCTAAATGCGTGGAGATGTAACCGTTTACTCCCCGAAAAACGTTCTGTGCACCATGGGCATTCACATCGCGTCTGGTTTTACGGAGGATGGCTTTATTACCATTACTCCGCAGGGCGATGGTGTGACGGATGAAGCCGGTGCAGATGGCGAAGTGGTCATTTCGATTCCGGATGATCCTCGCTATGAAATCAAGTTGGTTCTGCAGTACGGTTCCAAAACAAACAACTGGCTGCTGAAGAAGTACAACAATAACAAGCAGACCCCGGGCAGCGGCCTTTTCAATATGCAAATCAAAGATCTGGGTTCTAACCCAGATTTTACGGCGCCCAAGGCATGGGTTTCCAAGCCTGCCCCGTGCGCTTACGGTAAGACCGGCCAGAATCAGGAGTGGACGCTGCGGGCTGTTGGCAAGATGGAGCCGAAGAACTGAAAGGAGGAAACCTGATATGAAAATGAAACGCATGGAAATGCGCGACATTACGGTTGGTGAATACCAGTTTAAGATTCGCCCGTTCGGTGCCAAGGATGCCACCTACATTTTTGGCGATGTCGCATCCATCATTCTTCCCATTCTGGGCACCGTTTCGGTTGCAAGCAACGACAAGGATGCCATTCACATGGAAATGTTTGAAGGGATGGACATGGACAAAGATTCGCTGGTCAAGGCACTTGGCCGCATTGACGGCAGAACATTGAGCAAGCTGGTAAATGAGCTGCTGCTGAGCCACAGCAATGTGCGCGTTCTGAATCCAGAAAATGGGGTTTATGAAGTCATGAACGAAGATGCTTATGACGAAATCTTCTGTCAGTACCTTGCTGGCATGCTTACCCTTTGTGCTGAAGTTGTTCGTCTGAACTTCAGCGGTTTTTTCAGCGATGCGAGCACCCTCTTTGGACGCCTTTTCAAAGTGCGCCATGCGGGCAGCTCGAACAGTACGGAGAGTTCGACAACGACAGAGTAACAAACCTTGAATGGATTATGTATACCCTGATTCGCGAGCGAGTGGCTTCGATGTACGAACTGACCTATGTTTATAATCTGGATGAAATGCTAAAACTTTACGACCTGATTATGATGCAGCGGGACATTGAGTACGCCAAAAGCCAAGAGGACAGAAGGGGGGATACATAAGTGGCGGCAAAGGAAACTGTAATCGGAAAGTTCGTCAATCAAATTCTGTTCAAGGTCGATAAAAGTTCTGTTGATGACGCAAAAAGCGCTATCAGCGAAGTAAAAAGCTTTGCGGCTAAAGCACTTGGCGCAATCGGCATCGTCTTTTCCTTTACTAAGCTTGCTAGTCTTGCAGAGGAATTTGGCAGTATCAACGATACCATCCGCGGGGCAACCCGTGAGATGGGAGACCAAGCGGATATCCAGCAGAAGATTCTGCAAGGGGCCCAGGATTGCCGTGAAGAATACGGGGTCATGGCCGGAGATGTGACAAAGCTGGTGCAGCTGAACAGTAAGCTGTTCCCAGTTGATGATGCTGTGAAGTTTGTTTCGCTTGTCGAAAAGCTGGAAAAAGGCTCCGGCAGAGAAGCAAATCTTGACAACACCATGAGCGTACTGCAAAAGGCTATGTCTTCGGGCAAGCTGGACAAATCTAGCTTTTCCAACTTGAAAACAGCTGCCCCAGAGGTGGTGAAAGCCATTTCGTCTGCAATGGGAGTGTCCGAAAAGCAACTTCAAAATCTGGCAGAGAGCGGAAAACTTTCCGCAAAGCAACTGAAAGAAGCGTTCTTTGCGGCGGAAAGCGACATTCAAAAGAACTTTGATGAACTCGGTTTCGGCATCGGGGACGCTCTTACTTATGTCAGAAATCAGTGGGGGCTTTGGCTTGCAGGCGCAGATGACATGCTTGGCATCACAACCAGTATTGGCAAAGCAATAAAAACCATAAGCGATTTCCTGATAGGAAAAGCACAACGGCTGACTTCGTGGCTGAAAAATATTGCCGAGAAACTTGGCGGCGTAGAACAGCTGCTGAAGCTGATCGTGATGGTCGCCACAGCTCTGTTCCTTGCAACCAACGGAAGCAAGATTTTGTCTTTCTTAGCGGGCGCAGTGAAACTCCTGCAAGGATTTAATCTGCAAACTGCCCTTGCGGCCGCAAAATGGCTCTTGCTGTTCCTTGTGCTGGAAGATGTTTTTACCTTCCTGCAGGGCGGCGATAGCGTCTTTGGGCGGCTCCTGAGCGAGGCTGGTGTTGATGTTGACGCATTGAGAGAGAAAATCAGTGCGTTCTTCGAGGGAGCAAAGCAGTTTGGCCGAGACGCTCTTGATTCGCTGGGACGGTTCTGGGAGGAGCACAAAGGCTCGATTTTAGTTGTTCTGCAAGCCCTTTGGCAAGGACTGGTTGACCTGACTGCGGACATCATAACACTGGGCGGGCATCTGTTCGACCTTCTGGCTGGCTTGATTACGGGCTTTCAGACCGGAGATTGGACGCAATTCCTGACAGGCTGTAAGGAACTGTGGCAAGATTTCCTCGATATTTTGAACGGTTTAGGACGCGCTGCATTTGGCGAAACATGGGAGCCATTGAAAGAAAGCGCACAGGCAATCTGGGATTGGCTGAAAGGATTCTTTGACTGGTTCGGTGATAAAATCACCTGGGCTAAGAATCTGTGGAGCGGCGTAAAAAATTTCTTTACCGGTGGAAATGGTGATGATACCGATGATTCCGATGAAGGGGACGGTCCTGATAAGAATTCGTCTGGTTTTAGAGGCATGGGAGGCGGGAAGTCCTCTGGTGGCAGCGGCCGCACAAGCAATGGAAAATCACCGACAGGGGCGCAGGCTTCTTCTGGGGGCGCTGCCGCAAGCAGAAATGCTGCCAGCGCGTTTATTTCGGGGGGAAGGCCGGTATCTACGACAACGGCATCGCAGCGGCCAATTGCTCAAACTACTAACACCAAAAACATCACTGTAAAACAGGAAAACCGACAAAGCTACACGTTCCAAGTGTCTGATCGCAATGCCGCATCCAAACTGCAGTCTACCGTGAGTTCGCAGTCCTCGCAATCTACGAAAGATTTGACGCATGCGCTTAATTACGGGAGGTGATGTCTGATGGAAGCGACACAGCCCGCACGCTTGGGAGATTTTGAGTTCGATGCTATCATCAAACGCCCGGAAACATTGTCCAGCAAGATCCCGGACTACGCAACGGAAGAAGGGTATAGCGCCAGTGACCACATCTGTCTGGAAGCGGTGACGCTTGATGTCACAGCGGTGATTTCTAACGCGCCGATTACATGGGCGGACCGGCACCCGGCATCATCGAGCCGGGTACAGAGTGCTGTCGAGGAGTTGCGGCAGTTGTGGGAGAAAAGGACACCAATGACCTTTACGGCCGGCGGTGACAGCTATGAGAATGTCTGCATCGAGAGCGTGACGTTCCCAAAAGAGGAAAGTAACTGCGAACGTATTGAACTGAAATTGAAGCAGGTGTCTATCAATTCGACAGAAACTGCCAATATCAGCATAAAGTACGCTCGCGGAGGAACGTCTAAAAAGAATACCGGTGCGAGCCAGAAGAGCACCTCCACGGCAAAATCTTCCAGCAGCGGAAAATCTTCTTCCCGCAGCAGTATTCTTTGTTCTGGGGCAAAAGCCATAGGATTGTTTAAGTGAGGTATAGGCGATGGATTTGGAATACTATGAAATCTCTGTGCCGGACCGAAACGATTCCATCATGCGCGTGAACCTTGATGAAGTGTACTACAATCTCCGGCTGACATGGAACGCATACGGTGGCTTTTGGATGCTCAGTATATATGATGCAGAAATGAATATTATCCTCGGCATGGCGCGGCTCGTGCCGGGGACGATTTGGAATTTCTACTATCAAACCCAAGGAGGTCCGCCGGGCGTTCTTGGCGTTGAAACGGAGCAGGAAGCAATTGGCCGCAATGATTTTGTGGATGGAAAGGCAAAATTGTTATACCTTCCTGCAAAACAGCTTGGAGTGTAACAGATGGACATCTGGGATAGACAGTACCGAGTAAGAATCGGGAAAAATAATTCTGTTGGCCGCGAAATCGGAAAGCCTAACGAAAAAACGAAGAGGGTTATCCGATGTTCCTTTTCCTGTGAAATTGGCGATAGTTCAAGTTCTAATACAGGGAAAATCACACTTTGGAATCTGGCGGATGAAACCTTGCGCCTTTTGGAGCAGGAAGATTGCCTGATTGAACTGCGTGCTGGATATGGCGATGACCTGCCTGTTATTATGGGTGGTTCTCTGACGTGTTTTGAAACCGAAACAAACAGCGCGGATCGACAGACCACAATTGAGTTTGTGGATAGCTTTACATCTGCACGAGATACAACGGTGAGCCTGAGTTATTCAGGTGTTGTGAACGGAGAAAAAATCGTCAGGGATGTTGCTCAAGAAATGGGGTGCGAAGTTAAGCTTTCCCCCAAGGCTAAAATGATCGACTTTAAGAATTTTGCTTTTGTTGGCACAGGAAAGACGCTTATCGGGCGGCTGTGCGATAGAAGCAAGCTTCGCTGGAGCGTTCAAAACGGAATCGTTCAAATATGTGCTCTGGATGAACCTCTAACGATGGCGGCTTATGTCCTTTCGGCTGATTCCGGCATGATTGGTTCACCGAAGCCTTTCTTTGAATCCGCATCGACCAGTAGCAAATCTTCAACGAGCAAGAACGCGAGTTCTAATACGACCAAAAGAAAGGCCAAAAAAGGCATTGAAGTTACATATTGCCTAAATGGCCATATTCAGATTGACGATTATGTGAAAGTGGAATCCAGAGAGTACAAGGGGAACTACCGAGCGTCAAAAATCAGGTTCACCGGCGATACGGAGGGCGACGATTGGCAATGCGTTGGGCAGTTTGTGGAGGTGAAGTAGCGTGGATCAGGACTTCCGCGATGCAGTCGTAAGCATCATCGACCAGTACATGAGGGATAATATCCACACCTCGGCACCTGCTAAGGTCGGTAACGTGTCCGAAAACTTCACTGCTGAATTAACGCCGGATTTGAAAGTAACGACCGATGATGATAGGGAAGTACCCTACCCTAAAATTTCGGGCACGGCCATCCTGATGCCTACCGGAGCGGGCGGCACAATCGGGTTTGCCTTTCCTGTGCATTCCGGGGATGGATGTGTGGCTATTTTCGGAGAGGGCGGCTCTGGAACGGACTTGAAGTGGGACTTATCCAACGCAACCTTGCTGCCGGGCTTGCCTGCATCGTCTAGCGAGCAGGTTAAGCGTGCCGGCAGTGAGGACGCAGCAGTTGTTTTTGCGCCGACTGCGACCATCACCGTCAAGAAAGACAGCATCGAACTAAAGAAGAAAGATACTGTTGTCACGATGAAAGATGATTCTGTCACTGTAAAAAGGGGAGCGTCGGAAATCAAAGTGACCAATGGGAGCATTGAGTCAAAAAACGGAGGCACTTCGGTTGAGAAACTTCCTGCAAGTGTGAAAATTATTACAGCGATCGTTGATGTGACTGGCAATGTGAAAATAAAAGGAAATGTTCATGTTCAGGGCAATGTGGATATTTCTGGAACGCTGACACTTGGCGGTATCGTGATGAATACGCATACTCATGCGGGTGTGCACGGGTTGACAGGAGGTCCGCAGTAATGGCATTGAAAGACCTTGCGCTTGCGGCTGATGGAGATTTGCTCATCAACGAAAGCGGCGATTTTGAAATCATCAATGCCGTTCGGCAGGGTGTGCAAATTCGTCTGCGCTGGATCAAAGGAGAATGGGTGTTCAATACCGCTATGGGCACGCCTTACTTTGAAACAATCCTTGTGAAGGTTCCGAATCGAGCCTTGATCGAGAAGGCCCTGCGAGACCAAATCCTTGCCGTTGATGGCGTAACAGGGGTGGGCACCATCAACCTTATAAAGGATGCAAAGACCAGAACGCTCCGAGCGTCTTTTACCGCGACCACCACCGAAGGAGAAATAGAAAGCGAGGTGGAACTGTCCCATGTCGGACTACGGAGTGACGGATAAGGGTTTTCAAATGCGCCGACTGGATGAAATTTACACCGACATCTGCAAAAGGTTTAAAGACGAGGTTGGAGTTGACCCATCGGAGAACCCACAAAGCGTGATGAACGTCCTGTTTACAATTTTTGCGGATGCCCCGGCAGAACTCTGGGAGGCTTATGCTGCTGCATATCAGCAGCTTTTCCCTAATACGGCCTGCGGCGTTGCGTTAGATAACGTGATGCAGGTGGGCGGGGTGAGCCGCATTGGACAGGCCAAAACTAAGTATTTTATCTCTTGTACTGGCCAAGAGGGAACGGTCATTCCGGTTGGCGCTTTGATTCAGTCGAGCAGCAGACCGCAACGTACTTTTCAGGCGGTCAGCGCATCCATAATCTCCAGCGCAAACTGGAGAAAGCTGGCGATTCGTCCGATTGAAAGCATTGCAGGAACCTTTACGTTTGATTTTGGCGTTTCTCGCAATGCGACCAGCGGAGAAGTTGGAACCTATGCAGAAAGTTCCAGCGTCACAAAGAAAATGACCGTGTCCTCGTATGACGATGCGTACTCGCAGATGCTTGCGGCTATCCAGTCTTTTGATGCTTTGGTAAAGTTCGGCATCACTGTTTCGGACGAAACCGACGATCAAGGAGAGCATTCAATCGTTTTGACTGCATCGGGTGCCGCTGACAGCTTTTCGGCAACGTTGTGCAAGTACATTACGGTTACGGAAGTGACCAGCAATATCCAGTTTGAAAGCGCGGAATATGGCAGCTATGTGCTGGCTGATGGCGTTATCACGCAGATTGTTACTACCGTGGACGGTTGGACAGCCTGCACCAATGATATCACGCCGATTAAGGGTCGGCTGACCCAGACAGATACCGAGGCCAGAACAAGTTATACAAACCGTGTCGCAAGCCGTGGCACCGGCACGGTTGCGAGCATCGTTTCACTTTTATACAGCGATGTGGAAGGCGTGACCTTTGCGGCCGGATACGAAAACTACAATGATACGACCGATGCGGCGGGCAGACCACCGCACAGCATTGAAATTGTGGTTCAGGGCGGCACTGACGAAGACGTGGCCAATATCATCTGGAAGAACAAGGCGGGCGGCATCCGTGCATACGGAAAGCATTATGCTTACGCTACCGATGTCAACGGCAATCGGCAGTATTTGGAATTCACTCGCGTGAATGACGTTTATCTACTGCTTTCTATTACGGTTACGAGTTCTGGCGGGCTGGACGATGATTATGTAGCGAGAATCAAATCTTTGCTGATGGAGGAAAATCTTTCGGCAGGCGCAACGATTCGCTTGCAAAAATTCATTCGTCCTATTATGGAGAACGTGTCCGGTGTTGATTATATCGAAATCCGGGGCTTGCTGAGCGAAAAGCCTGAAATTGAGACGGTTGTCGATAGCTCTATGCTGACCGGCATAGTACCAGTTCAAATCAATCAGCAGCCCATCATTAGTATGAGCGGCATCCGGGTGGTGAAAGCATGATTGACGCTTACAAGGAAATGTATGGTAAGCTGCCAATGCAGTTTCAGCTGGAATCCTTTGAAGAAAGCAAACTGGGTGATTATATCTGCGACACCGTAGATGATCTGAAGGACCTACCTGAAGATTGTGAGATGGGGAGCATCGCCAGAATTATTGCCCCGCCTGCAATCTATCGAAAGAATTCGGACGGAAAATGGATTTTACAGTTTTCCAGCAAGGGGGTGTCCTGATGGGTTATGAAGTCCTAAAAGAAACGCCCATCAGTGTCGAAAAAATGTCAAATCTGGACGGTATCATTTGGGCTGTTGCGCCGGAGTACGAAAATGCCTCTTTGTTCCTTGGGGGTTTGGAAAATCTGAACGATTTTGATAGCTGCACGGGCGTTTGGCTTGATCGGCTTGGACAACTAGTCTGTCTGACCCGTCAGCAGGCTGGAGCGATGATTGGAAGCCGAGAACTTGCAGACGATGATGATATTTATCGCGTTTGCCTGAAATATAAGGCTTTTGTCAATTCCTGCCGATGCACGCCGGATGAAATCATCGAAGCAACCAAAATTATTTTCGGTGCAACACAGGTGGTTTATAGCGAACGACGAGACACGCCGGCAACAATCTTTCTTTCGATTTCAGCACCGTTTTCCGATATGGTCATGTCTATTCTAGGAACGCATGACCTTATTGTGCGTCCTGCGGGCGTAAAGGTTCGCGTGGACTGCTCGACAGAGGATGCGGAAACCTTTGGCTTTGTGGATCTCAATCCGCGAGTTGCAGGTTTCGGCGAAGGAAAGTTTGCACAGTCCATCAATTAACTGGGGGTGATTTATTATGGCAGAAGGTCGCGCCGGGGCGCTTGAAGATTATGCAACTGTGGCGTTTTCGATGTCTGGCGTGAAACAAGACATTTCGCTGGAGGATTGGAAGGGCGGCTGGGCTTCTATTGTCGGTGGCTTGAACGGAAAACCAACAAGCCAGCAGTTCAACATGGTCACGTATATTTTGAGTGCCTTGCTGAATCAGGCTGTTTCTGACCTGTCTACTGTCAAGAGGACGGCAAACAGTGCAATGCCTAAGAGTGATTTTACGGCGAAGCAGATTGTGTCCCTGCTGGCAGCATACGGGCTGATGAAAGGCTGCGATGCCGATACGGTTGATGGTAAGCACTCGAATGCTTTCGCACCATCTACGCATGAGCATTCGGCAAGCCAGATTACAAGCGGAAACCTTCCAATTGAACGCGGCGGTACGGGTTCTGGCACCGCCGCTGATGCCTGCAAAAACCTTGGCGCAATGCGCAATGCGGGCGGCACTTTCACCGGAACGGTGCATTTTGCAAACGGCACGGTACATTATGTGACATCCACAGGTGATGCACACTTTAAGTCTTTGGCAGTGTCGGGCGATATTTCCGCGCAGCGTGTCTACGATGCGGTCTACAACGACTATGCGGAGCTCATGCCGCGTGGCGAGCAGACCGAACCCGGCGATATTATCGCTCTGGATACTGGGAGCCAGACAGAACGGTATATCAAGGCCACGAACCTATCTGGCCGCATCGCAGGCATCCACACGGATGAGTACGCTATGCTCATTGGTGGAAATAAAGTGGCTGAAGGGCAGGATTTCCTTGAGGAAAACCTGCCCGATTTTATTCCGGTGTCCTTAGCAGGACGTGTTCACGCGAAAGTGGTTGGACCTGTCCATACGGGCGATTACATCGTTCTATCCAGCACGCCCGGCGTTGGTCGTGCGGTTGGCTTGTGCGAATCGTACCCGGCGAACAAAATTGTGGGATACGCCTGTGAGAGTGATAACCGCACGGATCTGCGGCTTGTGAAGGTGAGAGTAGGTGGTGTGTGATGGCTCAAAGAAGCACAAAGGTTTACTCGGCCGATTACACAGAACTTAAAAAACAGCTGGACGCTGAACTTAACCGGCGCGGAAAAAGCGAGGGAACAGGGCAAGGCCAGAGCGTTGGAAGTATGGCAGCTTATATCAATTCTTTTTCTGTCACCCCTGCGGCTGGTAAGCGAATCGCCAATGAGCACATCCAGAAAATTACGCAGCCCATCTCTGCGATTACTGGAAGCGCCATCACGCCGGAAAATGGCTCCAAGGTTGCTGCAGATGCGCTTACTCGGGCGGCTGCGTTGCTTAGTCAACTGAGCGCGATTTCCGAAACCGCCACGTCCAGCGGATGCGGTGGAGCTTGCTCGGGGCTTTGTACTACCGGTTGTTATTCGGCCTGCTCTAGCTGTACCGGTTCATGTACGGGCGGTTGTATCGGCACATGCGCCAAAAGCTGTGCTGATGATTGCACTGGCTCCTGCACTGGCTCTTGCGTGAGCACCTGCACAGGAACTTGCACCGGTTCCTGCACTAAGTCGTGCGCCAATGATTGTGCCAGCACCTGCACAGGAACCTGTACTGGAAGCTGTACCGGCACCTGCACGGGAACCTGTACACGATCATGCGCCAATGACTGCGGTGGAAGTTGTACTGGAACGTGCACAGGAACGTGCACTGGAAGCTGCACAGGAGGATGCACCGGAGGATGCAACACAACGTGCACACAGTCCTGCGCAAATAGCTGTTCGTCCGGCTGTAAGGGGTCTTGCTCTGGAGGGTGCGAAGGGTCTTGTGATGGGTGTTCCTCAACCTGCTCCGGCGGATGTAGCGCAACTTGCAAAGACAACTGTGATTCTCAGTGCGTGTCATCCTGCAAGGCAAACTGCGGAGGCAACTGTGGTGGAACGTGCCAGTTTTCCTGTATCGTAAGCTGCGGAAAATCTTGTGATAACACATGCAACAGTACTTGCGGCACCACCTGCGGAGAATACTGCAAGGCATCCTGCGATACATCTTGTACAGGATGCACGGTAACGTGTGCGGATGATTGCACCGGAAGCTGCAAAAGCGGATGCGGCGGAAGCTGCACCGGCCCGATCATGTTTCATGGATAGACAAGGAGAACAATATGGAAACTACAGTTCATTATGCAATAAACTCAGATTCAAGCACTGAAGCGTCGTACCTCCGCAATCTGCCCCTTATCAAGCTGCTCCAGCAGGAGCCGGTTGATGTGGAGGACTGGGGGATGCTTCTTTCGGTAACTCCCAACGGAGAAGACAAGCTGTTCTGGTGTCTCGGCTATATCGGTGCCCTTTGCGCTCTTGATGCTACCGATTTCGACAGCTGGTTCATCTACTGCCTTACTGTCGTGGAATCGGCGCTTAATGCTTGCGAAATCAAGAACACTTCTGACGAGCGCAAGAACTTGCTTGCACTTGGGCTGGCAGCAAGAACATTCAATTTTTCCGCAAATCCTGTCACAAAGCAGATGAAATGCGGAGACACTCTGCGCAGCGTCTCCGAGTATTCTTGCTCTGAGGATGCAGATATCTTCGCTATGTGGTACGTCCTGCGCACGCTTACCGAATACTTGCGCTTGGACTTCAACAACAACCTTCGCGCTCTTACCTCTGCACTTGGAGCGATGAACAAAATCCGCGCACGCTACACTCAGATTGCGGAAAGACTTCCCAAGATGGACGCTTGCTGAGAAAGGAGCAAACTGTGAAAGTTATCGCGTTGAAACCAGAAGAAAGCGAAACCTTGGAACGGGCTTTCTATGAAGCGGACTCCTACGAGAGGCTTATTTCCGTCCTTGGCCGGCGTCTGAATGCGGAAGCAAGTGCCGATGCCAAGGACATCATCATGCACTATGCGGAACCGTGCCGCGCATCTCAGATGAAGCTCAAAATGGTGCAGGATAAGATTATTTCTCGCTATACGGAGCATGAGGATGAAATTAAAAGATTCTGGTTCGATATTGCCCGAGGGGAGGTACATCTCCTTGACCCGTAAAAGACACGAAGACTACTCCAACATGGTACAACGGTTATACGCGGGCGATGATATTTCTGTAAATCACGCGCTCTGCAGAAATATCACCTTTCAAGTAACAAGCGGGTGCAATCTGCGGTGTTCATATTGCTATGAGCACCACAAAGGCGCTGAGCACATGAGTATCGAAACGGGTCGAAAGATCGTGGACTATCTGCTTGAGCTGTATGAACAGGGCGACTCCGACTTCATCAACCGCAACACCAGAGCTGTTGTCCTTGATTTCATCGGCGGTGAACCCCTGCTGGAAGCGTCCTTGATTGAAAAAATCTGTGATTATTGGTTTGCGGAATGCTGGCGGCGCAAAATTCCTCTGGCGCCATTTACCAGAATATCCTTTGCTACGAATGGAAAGCTCTGGTTCAGCCCTGAAGCGCGGCACCTTTTTGACAAGTACCACGAAATGATGTCTGTGACCATCAGCATTGATGGCGTTCAAGAACTGCACGATAAGTACAGAGTGGACGAGCACGGAGTCGGTAGTTTTTCTCTGGCATGGAGCGCGTTTCAGGACGCAAAGCACAGATTTGGCTGGCTGAACTCAAAGATGACCTTTGTGCCGGGATCTTTCCGGTATATCGCAGACAGCATCAAAATGATGCTGGACGAGGGATGCACCGATATTGCGTGCAACTACGCATACGAGCCAGTCTATACGCCAGAGGACGGAAAGCTGCTTTACGAGCAGATGAAGACTGTTTCTGACTACATCGTTTCCAAGCAGCTTGACGTTTCTATCACCATGTTAGATAGCATCCTCGGTGGTAAAACCACAAGCGACACCAATTTTTGCGGCGGAACGGGAGCGATGATGTCATTCGCTCCTGATGGATCTGCGTACCCCTGCATCCGGTATGCACCTATCAGTATTGGCGAGGAAAAATCGAAGAAAGTTCGCTTCGGCAGCGTCTATGACGGTCTGTATACCACGGATGCCCAACGTCAGACAAAAGCTGAACTTGATGCAATCACCCTTACATCGCAGTCTGAACTGAAGTGTATTGACTGCCCCGTATCTGCCGGCTGTGGCTGGTGTTCTGGTTTGAACTACGAGATGTACGGCACGGCCAATAAACGTTTTACAGGCATCTGCTGGGCTCATAAAGCCCGTGTGCTCGCAAGTGCATACTATCACAATCGACGGTACATCGAAATAGGGGATTGCCTTCCTATCAAGGCCGAACTGCCAAAAGATGATGCTCTCGAGATACTTCCCGCTGCCGACTATGAAGAGTTTCTTAAAATCGAAAGAGCAGCCCTTCTGAAATTCGCTGATGAAAACGGAATCAGCTGAAAGGAGAATATATGGCGATTCTGATTGCAAGTACCCTGCTGGAAACTGAGACCGAAGCGTGGTACTCATTCTATGTGGACACGATGGAAGATGTCAAAGGACTGCCTACGAGCAAAAGCACAGGTTCATCGTACAAGGTCAAGAAATTCGCAAAGCCGGCTAGTCAGGCATACTGCATCGAAATGGCAGCGCAGTACGTTTTGGATGGAGCTGATGAATGGCGGTTGCTCTACGCGATCCGCGATGATGTGGCAGATGCAATTCTGAAAAACGTCGAAGAAATCAAGCGGCTGGTAGCCAATACCAGCGCTTCAGAGCAGGCCGCAGCGCAGAGTGCATCTGCCGCGAATGCCAGCGCAATCGCGGCCAGTAAGTCCGAAAGAATCTCCACGGAAAATGCGTCTTCTGCGGCGGCAAGCGAGCGTGCATCGAGGGATAGCGCGGCAGACGCTCGAACGTCCGAAGGAAATGCGCTGAACTACATGAACCGGACAGCGGACATTGCCAATCAGGTGGCTGGATCGGCGGCATCTATCAATTTTGCATTCGGACCGGATGCCGATGGCCGTTTCTCCTTTTTTGTCCGCAGGAGCAGTTAAAATCACGGATTCCGTGATTTTCTAACAAAAATCAGATTTACAGATGTTGCATGGCTATAATCTGGAAAGGAGTTTCTATGTTCAAAGTTATGCAGCAGTATGGCACCGCAGCCCAGCCGGCCACGGTGTACTACTGCGACGATGAAGCAGACCTGCAGAATATCAAATCTGCACCGATGGGGGCGCAAGCACTGGTTATCCACACAGGCAATATCTACATAGCCGATTCTACCGGGAAGTTCTACCCGATGTAAGGATGGTGGCGTATGATTGATATTTTGACCTACGCAATCGCTCGCAGGAAATCAGCAGCAAAATTGGATGAACTGTATAGTCAGACAAAAGCTGTTGCGGATGCGGCGAAAGATAGTGCAGAGACCAGCAAGGCCGCTGCCGAGACATCGAAGGATCTGCTGAACAAGACGACAGCTGCGGCCCAGCAGGCTGCGGCAAGCGCTGCTTCTGCAAGCTATGCACTTGGCCCGGACGAGAGCGGCCGGTTGTCGTTTTTCATCAAGAAAAGCACCTAAAAGGGGGTATAAGAAATGGGTGACACATGGGAACTTATCAATCATCCTATGAGCGATGAAGCCGGTCTGGAACTGGCCGCTCAGATGAAACGCCAAAATGACATTTTGGCAGGCATTGCTGCCGGTACTGCCGGCGCAGAATTCGTGGATGCAACATTCCGCGGTCTGCTGGATGGCAAAAATACCACAGAAATCTTCTGGAGCTGGTGGCCGCTGTCTGCCGGTGATGGCGTGACGAAGTATCAGCGTCTGGAACGCTTTGCGAAAATGCTCGCAGAGAGCGCTCGCAGCAAAACCTACACCGTTCGCTTCTACAGTGATGATGTGAGTGGTGATTATACCGGCACCCCGCTGGATGATCTGGCAGACGGGCGTGAAGCGGCTCCGCTTCTGACTGACACCAGCCCGGAAACCGCAGACTGGTCTGAAGAGGATCCTTTCACATGGTATATTCGCGCCAATGCGCTGTCCTTGGAAGACGGCACCATGAACGTGCTGGCGGTTGAGGGAGAAACCGGTTTTGACCTGTCTGGCGAAACGGCCCCTGTCTACTGCTTTGCACTGTCCCTGACCCTCAAAGAGTGGGAGGATAGGGCATACCTGTATAACTCTTTCCGCACCTTCGAGGGCGGCGGCTATGATCCTATGGCTGGCGATGTGGCCCCTGATAAGAGCCGCCGCTGGCTGACATGGCACCCGGCGTGCTTTGGTGGAAAAAATTCCAAAGGCGGCATGACAAGCGGCTTTGGCCTGCCTCCGATGCCGTGGACAAGTGCCAATTCGGCTGTTCCTATGGCTCGCAAGATTACCGCTTATGACGCACTGTGGACGGACTGTGACCAGCAGTATGTTCTTGCTCAGTGGCGCATCCGGCATTGGACGATGAGCAACAGCGGCAAGCTGGAGGGTTGCACTAACTATAATTATCAGTACACACTGGCGGCGGCAGAAACCGGCGTAAAGCGCGTGCTGGTGACAAAGGCACAGGGCGCAAATTTCCTTGTCGGCTCCGCTGTATGCCTTGGCGAGCGCGGCGCAAATACCAACAATGACCGTAATGCGGCATACAACCACGATATCCTTTCGTGGGCTGAGATTTCCAGCATTACCAATGTGACCGTGAACGATACGGAATATACGGCGCTGAATCTGCTGATCGACACTCCCATTGATACCACGACCACCATGATGGTATCTACCATGCCGTGGAAGTCTGGCACAACTGAGGGCGTGCAGGGTCACAGCGATGGATGCCGGGGCAACCTGACAAACGGCAAATATCCGTACCGTGTGGCCGGCATCGAGATGCAGATTGGCGCTTATACGGAACAGCTTGACCCTCTGTGGAAAGCCAGCATCGTGGACGATGACCACTGGCACTACGATGTGTTCGCCTGCCGCAGCGGTGAGAAGCAGGTCGGCTCCATTTCCAGCGACTACGAGCAGGTCGGTTCCTTCGACCTGAACGACAAGGCAAACTGGACGTGGCACTACATCCGCAAGCTGGGAAAACTGGGCACCGAAGCTATGATGTATGAAAAGTTCGGTGGCTCCGGCTCCACCTATGTACGGGCTGCGTTTGTTTCGCCCGGTTCGGCTGGCCTGTGCGCCCCGTGGCGCGGTGGCCACCTTGTTGACGGTGCTTGCTGCGGCCTGCCTTGCGCGTATGGCAGCTGTTCCCCGGCGTACTCGGCCTGGTACGGCGTGCCCCGGCTTGCTGGCTCGGGCAAAAAGAGAGGGTGA